CTATCATAATATAAATTCTATTTATATTATAAACACTATTTATATTTTTGTAAAGATATTTTTTGAAATATAAAAGAAATATAAAGAAAATTTATAAAATCTATTGACAAAATTATAAAGTTAGCTTATAATATAAGCATACTTTATAAAAAGGAGTGAGAAAATGAACGGAATAGAACATTGCAGAAAAAAAGCAGGGCTTACACAAGTACAGCTTGCCGACTCGCTCGGAGTAAGCCAAGCAAACATATCTGCTTGGGAAAAAGGAAAAGCTTTTCCGTCAGCTGATAAGCTACCTAGCATTGCAGAAGTGTTGAAATGCAAGATTGATGATTTGTTCGGTAAATAAAAACTAAATAGGGAGTAGGGAGATGAAAAAGTGCGTAATAAAAACGATATAAATATATATCAAACAATAATGGTACTTAATATTATTACTTGTGCGACAACGACTATGAATTTAATAATCCAAGCAATCCAAATAGTACACTTGCTATAAAAGACAGTATTGAAATGATTGCGGCTACTAAAGCAACAATAAAAGTATTTCGTTTATACCGATTATCATTACATACTGATTCTACTATGCTTAAAGCCAAAGGTGTTGCTTGCAACATCGTTTTTTTAGAAATATATTCATCGTTTGCCCTATACAGTGGTGTTTTTAAATAAATTAAATCATCTATGAGGGCATTGAAATCATTATATCCAAACTTGTTCATAACTTCGTAACAAGACTTCGGAGTACGGATATAGTCGAGAATTTCTAATTGAAGCGGTGTCAAATTCATATTTTATGTTCCTTTCGAATTAAATTAAGAAAATTGTAACACAAAATTATGACATTTTCAACGCATATATAAGCTAAGAGCAGAAAGTAAAAGTGAAATAAGGAGTAGAAAAATGGTTGATAAAGAAACGTTAGGTCAATATACAAAAATTGTAGTAGAAACAGACGAAAAAAACCCTGTAACTATTGCAGTTATACAATCTAATTCCGTAGATACCATCAAAGGCTACAGAGTAAGATTAACACCTAAATATAATTAGTAAAGGAGCGAGAAGAATGATAGTAATGATAGCGATTGCTTGCGGTGCCCTTGCCGCTATAGCGTTTCCAGTGTCGGTTGTAATGTTGGTAAAGAGTTTCTTGCAGGAGCGGAGGTGAACGAAATGGCACTTGAAAAACCGTCATATAGGGACAACCTTGAAAGAATTAAAGAGGTTTATCCCAATAAAGAAATGCTGAACGTCAAAAACGTAGCAACGTTCTGCGGATTGAACAGAAAAACAGTATTAGAGCTATTTGGCTTTAATAAAGGATATATCTCTGTCGCTAAGTTAGCAAGAGAGATGTCATAAATTAAATACCTTGCAGGCAGACACGGGCTGTCCGCATATTATCCGTAAAGTAAACTTTTCCCAATGAGTTTAAATTTTAATGAAATCTGTTTTGCGGACGGCTCCTGTGTGCCTGTGAGGAAGTAAAGAGAGGTAAAACGTATGTACATTATAGGTGTAGCTTTGTTTAGTTTCGGTATCGGACTATTCGGCGGTTGGAAGTTAATGAGAGAGGATGATAAGAAATGAATTTGATAATGAGGATATGGAACAGTCTAAATGAGAAAGGTCGTAGAGCGTGGGTTGATACCGGTAAAGCAATGGCAGATATGAAAGGCGGTATATATGCCGTAGAGGAACAACCACAACCACGCAGTCACAAGTTTGACGAAAAGACCAACAGACAGATAGACCAAGTGATTGCGTTGGTGAATGGCAAATGAAAAATGCAGAATATATCATTGCGGTAACAATGTTTTCAATGTTGCTGATAGCGTTTGAAATAATCGTAATGATGAATATAGGAGGATAACAAATGACAACAGGTCAGATAAGCATGCTACATAATTTATGTGTGCAGATTAATTTGTTGGCGGCAAAACGTGACGATGCACCTGTCGTGATATACACAATGGTAGGTGACAATAAGTTTGCACCGGTTATATGTATAAGCGTATATGAGGGCAAGCCGTTTAAAGAAATTATGTCGTTGTGTATTCCGACTGACAAAACAGTCGATAAGAAATACAGATTACAATTAAAGATGTTGGATGACATCAAGAAAAAGTTGGAGGTGAAAGAGAATGAATAACGAAGTAGAGAACTACGATAATGAAGAACTTATCGAGACATTAACTGCACTTGGCAGTAACACAAAAATATTGATTAATGGTAGTGCCGATTTTGAAATACGCCATTCGTGGAATAATGGTGAGCCGTATATCAATATTGTTACAAAAGAAAAAGACCGTTAGAGCTGGCACTCGTAAACGGTCAAAAGGTAATTACATAGATTAATCTATGTTTTACATATATTATACCACAAAAAAATAAAAAATCAAGAAAGGAATGATAAAAAGTGGGTAATGCAAATTTATTAGAGGTCGCTCGTGGCGCAATCGGTGAAAGATTGGATTATGAGCTAAGCAAGGTCGTTGATAATATCGCCGACCTAAACACCAAAGCGGACGCAGTAAGAAAGATAACATTGACGTTGTCACTAAAGCCAGACAGCGAAAGACAGAACATCAAAATGTCAACACAGGTTAAGTCAACATTGACACCAACGAACAACATTGAAAGTGCATTGTACTTGACTGAATCGGACGAGGGCAAAGCATTAGTCGAAATGTTGCCACAAGTACCGGGACAAATGGCATTAGACGGCTCGGAGCAAGACGAGCCAAAGATTATAGCGATTAAGAAAGCAATGTAATTTAAAGGAGGATAAAGATAATGATTAACAAAGAGTTTATTGAAAAAATCGAGGATATGACAGGACCAAAGGTGATTGAAACAGTGCAAGGCACTTTTTCAGACAAGCACTTATATAGGGTTGAAAATAAACTTGCTGAGACAATAGTCCTTTCAAGTCTAAGCGGTTTGGCAGAGATGATAAAACAAGAGATGAATGAGTATAATCTTCCGCTGTTCGTCAGAGCAACATCAGCAGAACGAGTACACGTGTTCGGTGCAATAAGAGATGATATGCAACGTGAAAGACCTTTTACTGCCGAAGCAAAATTTATCGGTTTCGATTTTAACGAGTATATAAGCATTGAAAATATGATTATCTGCCTAAAATCACGTTTTGCACCGACAGAGGACAGAGATTATCTTGTACAGTTACTCGGTAACATAACAGACCAACAGAGTGTACAGACAAAGGACGACGGTATTACACAATCAGCAACCGTCAAGAGTGGTATTCAGTTAGTTGGCGAGCAACGTATTAAGCCGATTGTTACGTTGAGACCATACAGAACATTTTTAGAAACAAAACAACCGGAAAGCGATTTCTTAATCAGACTTAAAGACGGCAGAGCGGCACTGTTTGAGGCAGACGGTGGAGCTTGGGAACGTGAGGCAGTAAAAAATATTGCGGACAAGCTAAGAGAATTGCTTGAAGATGTACCGAATGTACATATAATTGAATAATAAAAAAGCGGGGGAATTTAATTTCCCCCGCAATACCGTTCAACGGCATATATTATAACACAACAATATTTTAACACAGAAAGGATAATAAGTCAAATGGAATGGATTAAAAAGAACACAAGAATTAACACGAGCAATACCGATGTGAGCATTAGTATAACATCGTTCGGGAAAAATAAAAGAGGTGCAACAAAATACGGAACAGCGATAATGTTTCGTAATAAATGTTTCAGAAGTATCTTAAAAGACAGTGATTATATGATTTTTGCCGTAGACCGTAAGAGAATATATTTCAAAAAATCTGATAGTGTGAACGGCTTCAAAGTTTATTACACAAACAAAGAAAAAAATAACTGCAGAATTAAATATGTAGAGCCACTTGATAGATTTTGCGGTGACTATACCCTAAGATACGACAGCAAAGAAAATTTGTATTTTATAGATGCTGATTTCAAGCTTTAAGGAGTGTATAAAATGTTTGGATATGTGGATATAGACAGAGAAATAACAGGCAATTACGGCGAGGACAGTTGTGGTGAAGAAGTAGTTGCCTGTACTTGTGACGAGTGCAACGAGCCTATATTTGTAGGTGAAAAATACTATGAAATCACAGATATAGTGCTTTGCGAAAACTGCATAGGAGAATTTGCGAAGATAGGAGAGGTAGATATATGAGTGAAGATATTAAGATATTAGAAAATGCAGAGGGCGAGTTTGGACTTATTACAGTGAACCAACTACCGGTTATATCGGAGCAGTTGGACAAACTGCGAGAGATTATTCAGGAACGTACACAAAGTGCCTTGCAATATGAGTGTACGGAGGATAATTACAAGCAAATAAAGTCAATGAGAAGCACATTAACAAAAGAACGCACTGAGCTTGAAAAACGTTATAAAGAGGCTATGGAAACAGCGATAGCACCGATACAGGCGGTGCAGGACAAGTTTAAAAACTGTATGAACGTTTACAAAGATACAGACGCACAGCTGAAAACAAAAATAAACAGTGTGGAAAACGGTATAAAGGACATCAAGAAACAAGAGGTTGTTGAATATTTTAACGAGTATGTAGCCTCAAAAAATATTGATTTTCTTACATTTGACAAACTCGACATTAGCATAACAATGTCGGCAAGTATGAAATCATTAAAAAATGCTACAAAAGATGCCATTGACAGAGTATCTTGCGATTTAAAAATGATTGAAACGCAAGAGGACAAAGAAGCTATACTTGTCGAGTACAAGAAAAGCCTCAACGTATCGGAAGCAGTTCAAGTCGTCAAGGCTCGTATGCAGGCTATACAAGAGGAAAAAGAAAGAGAGATTGAAAGGAAAAGAGCAGAGATACAAAAAGAAGTTGCCTCACAAAAGGTTGATGAGCAAATAGAAAAGCCACTCACACCACCGGAAGTAATCAAGCCGGTAGAAACAGAGATTAAGCCGCAAGAAGAAAAAATATTCGCGGTACAGTTTAAGGCATACGGCACGCGACAACAGTTAAAACAATTAAAAGAATTTATGAAGAAAGAAGGTATTCGTTATGAATAATCAAATTGCAAAACAAAAACCGTCATTCAGGACGGCGATTACAACGGATAAATTCCAGAGGGCTATAAATAACACATTGCAAGACCCGAACCGAGCAAGACGTTTTACATCATCTATCATTTCGGCGGTGTCTGCCAATCCTGCACTACAAGAGTGTGAGGCAGGAACGATAGTGTCGGCGGCATTGCTCGGCGAAAGTCTTAACTTATCGCCGTCACCACAGCTTGGACAATATTACCTTGTGCCATTTAATGATAACAAAAATCATTGTAAAAAGGCACAATTTCAGCTTGGATATAAGGGATATATTCAGCTTGCGATACGCAGTGGATATTATAAAAAGCTAAATGTACTTGCTATCAAAAAAGGCGAACTTGTTAAGTTTGACCCTTTGGAAGAAGAAATAGAAGTACAGTTAATTGACGACGAAGAACAAAGAGAGCAAGCCGAAACAATCGGCTATTATGCAATGTTCGAGTATCAGAACGGTTTTAAAAAAGCAATTTATTGGTCTAAGTCAAAAATGGAGCAACACGCATTGAAGTATTCACAAGGTTACAAAGCAAGAAAAGGTTATACATTTTGGGAAAAAGATTTTGATGGTATGGCATATAAAACTATGTTACGTCAGCTAATCTCCAAATGGGGCATTATGTCCATTGAAATGCAAGACGTTTATTCAAAGGATATGGCAGTAATCAACGAGGACGGCGAAACAGAATATATAGATACAATCGATACGACGTATACGGAAGTTGAACAGCAAGAACCTGATGATTTCGGGGAACAACAGCCAAATGTTCCTACAGAAGAAGCAGACGAGCCTATGTCACTTGATGATTTTTGATTGATATGGAATACAACATCATCAGCACAGGTAGTAAGGGGAACGCCGTAGTTATTAATGATGTTATACTCATAGATTGCGGCGTTTCGTTTAGAGCATTAAAGGACGTATACAAGAATATAAAAATTGTGTTATTAACACATATCCATTCGGACCATTTTAACAGGCGAACAATTAAAGTGTTAGCGAATAACCGCCCAACATTACGGTTTGCAGTGGGAGTTCACCTGTTAAATGATTTGGTTGAATGTGGTGTCGATAAAAGCAATATAGACGTTGTAGAGGCGGGCAAGACATACAATTATGGATTGTTTCAAATATCACCTATAAAGCTGTATCACGATGTACCAAACTTCGGATACAGAATATTTATGAACAACGAGAGACTGATATATGCAACCGACACCAACAGTATGAAAGGCATAAAGGCTGAAAATTACGACCTTTATATGATAGAAGCAAATTACATAGATGAAGAAATACAAGAGCGAATACGAGAGAAAGAACGACAAGGACAGTATGCTTACGAGCGTGGTGTTTTACATACACATCTAAGCAAACAAAAATGTGATAATTTCATTTACGAAAACATCGGGCGTAATGGTTCATATGTATATCTACATCAACACGAGGATAGAAATAATGGAAATACAGGGTGTAATCAAGGACTATGACGGCGAATTTCTTACGATAGTCGCACCGTTTGACAATACAAGCGCATTGGAACAGAAGTGTATAACAGATTGTGAAATTCGTTTGAACGACGGACGGAGTATATCGAACAAACAAAGACGGAAGATATTCGCACTGGTGAACGATATAGGTACATACATAAGCGGAATATCAAATAAGCGTGAGTATCAAGAAGAATTGAGGTTGATGAAACTGCTGTACATAATAGACAAGAGTGATAACGAAGCACTTCGCAGGCAACTTACGTTAAATTATTGTGAGTGTTTGGATATTGATATATTCAGTCTGTCGGACGTAGATATGACAACCGCTAAAGATTTTATATCGTGGCTCATTGAACTATGCATAAATCACGATATACCGACAAATGACAGTCTATTAAATATAACAGAGGATATAGATAGGTATTTGTATCTATGTTGTGCAAAAAGACGCTGTGCGGTGTGTGGGAAGAGAGCCGACATACATCACGTCGATACTGTCGGTAGCGGTATAAATCGCAAAACCACACACCACTTAGGTAAGGAAGTTCAGCCGCTATGTAGGTTACACCACACAGAGGCACACAAAATAGGTAAAACAGATTTCAACAACAAGTACCATTTAACATCAGTAAAACTTGATGAATACTTGTGTAAGGTACTTGGATTGAAGAAATAAAGAGGAGGAAATGCAATGATAAAAATAAGAGTAGAAAATGCATACACGAACGAAGTATTTGAAACCGAATGTGACGGTGCATTGATTTCAACGCACCAACGCAAAGGAAATAATTGTGTAACACATTCGATTGTCATTGGAAGATTTAATATTAAATCATTAAAACTCATAAGAAAAGATATAAAGGAGATTTTAAAGAGAGCATTTAAGGGGGAAGGAAGAATTGAATAAAGTTATATTAATGGGACGTCTTACAAAAGACGTTGAAATAAGACAAACGCCGAACAATCTTTCAGTCGCAAGATTTACTATTGCCGTAAACCGCAGATTTGCAAAAGACGGCGGACAACAGGCTGATTTTATCAACTGTATTGCGTGGCGTAAGACAGGCGAATTTATCGCACGATATTTCCAAAAGGGCAGTATGATTGCCATAGTCGGAAGTATTCAAACAAGAAGTTGGGACGGTAATGACGGTAAAAAGCAGTATGCGACAGAAGTTATTGTAGATGAGGCGTACTTTACCGGTTCAAAATCTGAAAGTGGTACAGGCGGTAATACCGATTTGTCTGATAGCAGTTTAGATGATTTAAACAGTCAATACGGTGAGGATTTTGCAACAATCGGTGATGAAGAAGATTTGCCGTTTTAAGAGGTGTAGTGTATGAACAACGGAATTAACTACTTTCCGCTGAACGTACATTTAGATGATAAATTTGAATTAATCGAGGCTGAATTTGGACTGAAAGGGTTTGCGATAGTCGTTAAGTTGTTCCAAAAGATATACGGACAGCAAGGTTACTATTGTGAATGGACAGAAGACGTTGCATTATTGTTCGGAAAGAATGTAGGTTTGGGTGGTGATGCCGTGTCCGAAATAGTGAGAGCCGCGATTAAAAGAGGTATATTTGACAGTGAACTTTATGACAAGTATCAAATCTTGACTTCGAGAGGAATACAAGAAAGATACTTCGAGGCAGTCAGTCGCCGTAAAGAAGTTGAAGTCAGAAAAGAGTACCTCTTAATTAAAGTCGACCAAATTTATAAGAATGTACGCATTTTAAATGAAAATGTAAACATTTCAAGCAAAAATGTAAACATTTCCGAACAAAAGAAAGTAGAAGAAAGTAAAGTAAAAGAAAAGAAAGTAGAAGAAAGGGAACTGCCACGTCTGCCTGTAAGAATTGTTAAGCTATATGAGAACAATATAGCACCTTTGACACCGATTACACTGCAAGGCTTAGATGATTGGCTGAATGATATGTCTGAGGACGTTGTTATATACGCAATCGAAGAAGCTGTAAAGAACAACAAACGTAATTACAGGTACATAGAGGCAATACTTCGCAATCATTTTAATGCGGGACGTACTACCCTTGCGGAAGTGCAAGGTGCAAAGAAAACATACCGCAAAGGGAATGAACAAAGCGTATATGACGACAACGGTGTTGATTATGACGAACTTGAAAAAATAATGAGGGAGCGAATGTAGTGGTAATATTAGCAATAGACCCCGGTAATACACAAAGCGGTTGGTGCATTATTGACAGAGAAACAATGAAACCGCAAGACTTCGGAAAGACGGATAACAACGAATTGTTAGACAGTTTTGAACGCCTGATAAGAGTACATCAAGTGGACGTTGTTGTTATTGAAATGGTGGCGTGCTACGGTATGCCGGTTGGATGTGAAGTGTTTGAAACGTGCGTGTGGATTGGCAGATTTACAGAAAAATCAAAGCAATTACAAAAGGACGTTCAATACATAACACGCAAAGACGAAAAAATTAACATCTGTTACAGTATGAAAGCCAACGACGCAACTATTCGCAGGGCTTTGATAGACAGATTTGCAAAACACGATTTAAAGAACGGCAAGGGAACAAAGAAAAATCCTGACTGGTTTTACGGCTTCAAAAGTGACATTTGGGCGGCTTATGCAGTGGGGATAACGTGGATTGATATGGGTGAAAACGATGATAATTAAACAAGACAGAGAAAATTTTCATATGTTGAATTTTTTGGATAAGTTTATGATGGGACATAAAGGATACATAGCGGGCGGCTGTTTTAAAAACATTTTCAACGGTGAAAAGATAAAGGACATAGATATATTTTTTGATAACGAGGAAGAATTTTATTGCGCCGTGGAATACTTCGACCGTCAGACAGAAGGATATACAGGCGATAACGCATTGACAGTGCAATATAATTTTTACTACGAAAACGACAATGTCAAGGCATATAAGCATATAGACAGTGGGTTGGTATTGGAGTTATGTCGTAAAAATTTCAATGACGCAAAGTCGATGTTAGAAAATTTTGATTTTACTATATCAAAGTTTGCATATTTCAAAGAAGAAGTAACGGAGGACGACGGAAAACATATTGAATATAAAGTAATGTACGACGATAAGTTTTTTGAACACCTACATACAAAACGATTGGTAGTCGATGACAAAATACTGTTCCCAATGTCAACATTTGAGCGAATGATACGATATATCAAATATGGATATATGCCGTGCAGAGAAACAAAATTGAAGATAGCAACGGCAATACACGAAACAAATATTGAGGATATTTCGGTCAGCAAAAGTTTGTATGAGGGTATGGATTAATTTATTTTTAGGAGGAATAAGAAAATGAACGAAAAAAAAGAAATAACAAAGATATTAATGGAATTAGGTACACCATGTCATTTGGCAGGCTATGACCTAATCAGACAAGCCGTTGTGATAATGTTAAACAACGAAAAAATAAAGCAAACGGATATATATAGACAGTTGGCTGAAAATGTTGGCAAAACACAAAGTCAGGTGGAACGAAATATTCGCCACACAATAGAGGTGACGTTTTATAATATTCGCCCCGAAATGGCTAAAAAATACTTTGGCAACAGTGTTGGTTACAACAAAGTTAAGCCGTGCAACGCGCAGTTCCTCGCTACAATCGCGGAACACACGAAGAACAAAGAGTTATACACAGAATAGGGGGATAGAAAATGACTATTAAATTACCAATGGACGTAGAAATAGAAATGAATACGCGTTTGCCGTATGATTTCGATGATATTATTCGCAAGATATTCAAAGAATATTTAGGCGAAGCAAAAACAGAAAATTTAGCGTTTGATAAATTAAATTTTATAGACCTCTGTATTGCTTCAATTCGCAATTCAAAATGTGCGGAGGAGGCAGTTCAAGATATAACGCTCAAGCAAACAGAATTCAGATTAAAAATGTTTGATGAACTTCCGGAAAAAAGTTCGTTCTTGAACATGAACTTTATGGTTCACTGTTATGAAACAGGTAGAAAAAATGCGGAACTGCATACTGAATATAGCAGTAATTACACAGAAAATGAAACTATTATGAAAGTGATTATAAGAATTATAAAAGTGGTGAGCGATTTTGAGGAGGAAGAAAATGGCGAAGAAAAAGAGAATTAAAATCGGTGCTATGTATCGAGAATACGGCGAAATGGAAGGAGTGTTATGCCGTAACTGCTGTAACTTCACAACAATAGCGGTCGACGGAAAACATCACTGCAAATGCAAGGCGTATGGTATAACGAGAGAGGCTAATACAAATTGGCGTAGCAAATATGAGGCGTGCGGATTGTATAACACACCGATAGACGAAAAGTATAAACCAATATTCAAAGGAGCGAATAAGTAATGAATACAACGATAATTAGACCGAGTTTGATTTATTTAATTAATCTTGCTGGCGGAATGAAAACAGCATTGATTGTAATTACCGTAATAGCTGTCATTGTTGCTATTACGGCGAGCAGTTGCATATCAATATCTTGTTGTTTGGACGACCCCTCAGAGTCAACATGGAAAAAACTATTTAAAATTTCGGTTATATCCGAAATATGCTGTACACTTGCGTACGTAGCGATACCAAGTGAAAAGACTTGTTACACAATGCTTGTCGGTTCACAACTGACACCGCAGAACATTCAAAGCGTCGGTAATGATTTGAAGTCTGCGGTAGATTACATATTTGAGAAGATAGACGAATTGGAGGAATAGAAAATGTGGAATGAATTAAAGCCGTGTCCATTCTGTGGGAGCAATAATATAGTCATTTATGATAAAAGTTTCAATAGTGGACCATACTATGATATTTTTTGCCGAGATTGTCAAGCGTCTGTACGTTTTGCTGATGAAAGCGAAACAGAAGAAGGTGCGGTGAATATGTGGAACACACGAATAGCACCGGAACGAAAACCAATGACACTTGATGAGGCGATAGAACATTGCGAAGAAGTCGCAACTAAAAATTGTTCGGAATGTGCAGAAGAACACAAGCAACTTGCAAATTGGTTACGCACGCTAAAGTATTTAGAAGAAAACGCGGTTATGCCGATACACAAAAAGCAAGATTGGTTAGACATAGCGGAACACTACGGTATTAAACAAATTCCGGTAGCGATTGAAGAAATGGCTGAATTAACACAAGTGTTGACTAAGTATTTGAGAATATCGCAAGGCGGTCAGTTTGTACTAAAATTAATGTTCGAAGTTCAAGACAGCATAGAGGAAGAATTATCGGACGTAATTGTAATGATGATACAGTTGCAATATTTATTTAACATTGACAATGACACAATAAACAAAATTGCAGACGAAAAACTGAAAAGAACGTTAAAATTAATGGAGGAACAAAAATGAAGTTTAGAACAAAACCGTGTGAAATTGAGGCAGTACAATGGACGGGCATAACCTTGATGAAATTATAAAATTTACAAATGGATTAGAAAAACATATTATCCGTGTAGAGGGCTTAGAGCCTGTTATATTTATATCAACATTAGAAGGTGATATGAAGGCAAACGTCGGCGATTACATCATCAGAGGACTACGAGGGGAATATTACCCATGTAAGCCTGATGTGTTCCACGCGAAGTACGAGCCGTGCGAATAAGAGGTGACGATATGAGAACTGAACAATTTGAAAATATCATAAACAAACGCATAGAAACGTGTAAAAGCGTTCTATGCAGTAAGGCGGACGAATACGCAACTGATGATAGGCTGCATAATTTCAAGGTAGCAGGCGAATTGCAGAAATGCACACCAGTAAAAGCGTTAGGCGGTATGATGGCAAAACATACTGTCAGCGTGTACGATTTGATAGATGATTACGACACAGGTGTTTCAATATCAAAAGCTATGTGGTGTGAGAAGATAGGCGACAGTATCAATTATTTGTTGTTGCTTACGGCATTGTTGGAGGAAGATATAGAAGATGACAATTAAAGATATATATAATTTAATGGATATGTGCAGACGCTTTAAGTTTGAAAGTTCCGATACAAGCGGAAAAAGTCCCGAAGAAGTTAGAGCGTATGCAGAGGGATATATCCGTTGCAAAAGTTGCGTTATGGCAGTATTAAACGCAATGAAAGACAGAATGGAAAGAGCAAACGAGCCTACAAAGGTGTTAATCGAAGATTGCGATTTCTCTGTGCGTACACATAACTGCTTGAAACGTGCCGGAATGAAAACACTCGGTGACATCAAGAGTGTTGAGCAGTTGCAGAATGTAAGGAATTTAGGCAAAAGAAGTGTAAACGAAGTAATTGATAAACTACGAGAATATGGTATTGAACTACCGGAAAGTGAGGGACAAAATGAAAGTAGAGTTGAAAGTGAACGATAAAAGCGTTCGAGTTGAAATGACGGAGGAACAGTTGAAAGAGCTGGGATTGATTGAGGAACAACGAACAGGATATGAGAGGGTTAAAAAAGGTGAAATGTATTATCTTGTCGATATATACAATAATATAATGAGAGTTACAGAAGATAATGACCAAGGTGATAAGCAATGTTATAGCACAGGAAACTATTACAGTGACAAGATAATTTCCGAGAACAATGCTCGTGCAGACAGATTACTCCGTCAGTTAAGACAGTGGCAGGCGCAAAATGACAAGGTTATTTCTGTGTCTGATTGGAAAAATGATAAAATCAATAAATATTGTATTGCATATAATTATAGTTTAAATGAATTAAGCATAGGAATAGAACAGAAATTAAGACGACCGAATGCTATATATTTCTCAACATTCCAAAAAGCCGAAGAAGCTATCGAAGTATTCAAAGATGAACTGATATGGTATTTTACCGAGTATGTTCAGAGATTAGACGAGGTACAAAATGGTTAAAGAACAATTATGTTGGACGTGTCAGAAAGCTGGCGGTGATTGTTCGTGGAGCAGTTGCTTTCAACCTGTGGAGGATTGGACTGCTGAAAAGGTACACCGCAAGACGTACGATTCGTATAGGATTGAAAAGTGTCCGGAATATGTACCGGATAAAGCAAGCAATTCTGAAAACAAGAAAAAGACACGAGTAACCAACAAAGAATTAGATACAATGAAAAGATTAAGAGATAATGGTCTATCATATTTTGAAATAGCAAAGATTGTGGACAGAAACCCTGACGTGGTTAGGGCGAATTTGGTGAGGTGTTGATATGGATAAAACAGCGAAGAAACTAAAACAAAAACGCAGAGCTGTAAGGCAGGTGATAAAAAACGCCAAAGAAGAAAGAATATTAAAAAATTTTGATGAAATTGCAAAGAAACGCGGTATTAAGAAATTCAATAGAAAGAAAGCATTGCAGTCGTACAAGATTGTTGAAAACGAAGTTACAAAAGAGGGTGTTGTCAATCTTGTGGTAGTAGGTGCGTGGTATCTGCGTATAAAATGCAAATGGGGTCAAAAACGCGTGTGTCAATACATAGAGGGAGTTATTCGATATATTGGGGTTGTGTATAACCGTGAACGCGATATTGATAAACTCGCAGAGGAATTAAAAGATGAGTGCGATTTTGATTATGAAAAACTGATGAACGATTTTGACCCACTAAAAATCAAGACAAGCACTGCCGAGCAAGACCGCATTAAAATGGTTACGTGTGCAATGAAAAACAATGCACCTATAATCCTGTATACGTTCTATTCAATGTTGAAATGGAAGAAGAAACGTATAACAGAATTAGGACAGGCAATAAAGGAGGTTTTAATGGGTATGCAGGACGGCAAGCTGAAAGAGGTTAAAGAGGTCGTAAGAAAAGAATGCGGTATGACATTCTATTACGACGGAAGGATATTGTATAGCAAATAGGAGGACAGGAGATTGACGGAGTTTAGATTTTCAAGAACATTAGATAGGTTAGGAATAAACTACAATACGCAGGGATTGATATATTTTCTGTGCGTGAACGCAAGACGACTGCCGGAGCAAGATAAGGCAGTGCTGAATATGTGTCTTGAAGTGGCAGGGGAAGACTATCAAGCGTTGTATAAATTTCTGACGGACAGCTCCGTCAATCACGTCTACATACAAATGCAATACGGATTGCACCCGAAACGATTATTCAACCTAAAACGAGAATTTTATAAACGGTTTCGGTATAACTTAACTCACTTTGAGTTGCGGTAGAAAATGTGGTATAATATATATGCTCACTTGAGAGATATTATATTTTTTCATTTATTCCTAAAAAAGACGGTTACCAAACGGTAACCGTCTTTTTTGTTATGCGTTTTCAATCAGTCTTTCCACGATTTGACTGATATTTTCACGTCTTTCGAGAGCAAGTGACTGAAGCTTTTTCTTAGCTCCTGCCGATAACGTTATTGTTGTTCGGTAGGTATCACCCTCTGACACTTCACCGAAGTACTGTTCGTACACTTCCGGTAAAGCGTGTTCTTCAGCGAACGCCTTTGCGTCAGCTTCGGAAAGTGGAACGATTTTTTCACCTGAAGTCCACATATTGCCGTCGGCTTCAGCATAGGCAGTTCTTGCACCGCCATATCCGTACAAGAAAAACTCACCTGTACGCTTTACATACAGTTGCTCGCAAAGGGCGTCAAAATCGCCCGACGGCAAGCCGTTGGAGTATCCGCACACTTCCTGTGCGGTGTCTGTGTCGTACTTACGACCCTTAATTATTTTTTGCATTTTAAATTCCTCCTATTAATTAAATTTGATTTTATCATTGATAAAATCTTCTACATTATTGGTTCTAAAGTCCTCTGTTGGAAAACATCCTTCTCCATTTCCGCAACGATAACCTATTACTTCGTCTTCCCAGCCTGTTACCTCAATCCAATATGAGGTGTTATCGCTCTCTGTTTCAGGTATACCAAAACGGAGAGTTCCATTTGGTTCAGGGTATCTTGGTGGAATCGTGTAGTCTGTCTTTGATGTTATTAATTTGATAAGAGCCTTACCGCTTTCGGTAAACTCTCTTTCATATTTTGACACCACTATTGACAGTGGCTTTCTATATTCTTTCATATTTTATCTTCCTTTCTTGCTATCATATTGCACCTCTGCATTGCACCGACGCACCGAAATGCGTCGGAATTGCGTTTTTATAGCTCTTTTTCAATTTCAGCGATGATGTCTACATATTCTAATACTTCGTCTGCTGATAATTCGTAACTGTCGTTTTCCCAAGAGCTATCATCTTCAATAGTTCTTAAAAATTCTTCTGCTTTTTCAGTTTTTTCGTCATCATCATCACAGTCAGCTAAATTCGGGAACCATTCTTTCTCTGTGATGTATCTGCAACATCCTTCTTCGTCAACGCTAATGATAATGTCGTATGCGTTTGTTTCTCCGTAAATTAATCTCTTTTTCATAATTAATCTTCCTTTCTCTTGCCTTTCGGCTGACCTCTTTTGTTATTTTCTAACCATATTATAGCAAACCTTTATGTCAAAGTCAATACTTTTATGCTAAAGTTAAATAAGATTATGAAAAATATACATATATTCCTATGGTTATTTATGCAATATATACAAAATGTAAAAATATTAAAATTGGAAAATAGTGTGGGGGATAGATTTGATTTACTACATATAGTAGGTAGAACCGTCGTGGTGACGGTGGGTTAATATTTCACTGATTGTCGGTGGGGACGGAAATATTAAATTGACGAAAAAAGGGGGTGTCAGCCATCGCAAAACAGAGAACATATACAGACGCCGACCGTGAGCAGGCATTTGCGGAATACACGGTATTGGGAAATTGGGAATTAGTATCACGCAAAATGGGTATTCCCGTAAACACGTTAAAATCGTGGTGGCGACGACATCCGCCTGATATGGACGAATACGCAGAAAAACGGCGAGAGGTCCGTGAGGGTTTTATCGAAACGGCGAGCAAAGCCATCGAGAACGGTACAGAGCTGATTAACAGACGTATGGAATTAGCATTAAAACATCAGCGTGAATTGGAAGAATTGATGAATGATATTCCGGCTGATGAAATGACGGCAACGCAAAAACAGGAATTGCGAGCGAAGATACGGTCATTGGAACTGCACAAGTTGTCTGAAATCAGTACGGCGGTCAATACGTTGTATGACAAACGTGCATTAGCACAGGGACAATCGACTGAAAATACGACGATTGAAATTAAAATGCCACAGGACGTGATGAAATATGCAGAATAGTCTGAAATTAGACCTATCACGCACAAATCCGAAACAGGAACAGTTTTTCACCGCACATAACAGAATGATTATGTACGGCGGAGCGAGAGGTGGCGGAAAATCGTGGGCGGTCAGAATGAAAGCGGTACTATTGGCTATCAGATATGCGGGTATAAAAATGTTATTTCTGCGACGGACATACAGGGATTTGGAGCGTAACCACGTTCGTGAACTGGAGCCGTTGCTAAAAGGCATAGCAAGATATAGCAAACAGGAAAAATGTTTCTATTTCAATAACGGTTCGTTATTGGAAATGGGGTATTGCGACAGTGAGGGCGATGTCAATCAGTATCAGGGTATCGAATACGACGTCATTTTTATGGACGAGGCTACGCAATTCACCGAATATCAGTATTCAACACTGACTGCGTGTATTCGTGGTGCTAATCCATTTCCAAAACGAATGTATTTGACCTGTAATCCCGGTGGTGTCGGTCACGAATGGGTTAAACGTCTGTTTGTGTCAAAAAAATACCGTAATTCTGAAAATCCTAACGACTATCTGTTCATTCCAGCGACGGTGTTTGATAATGTGGTGTTATTGGAAACAGATACAGGCTATGTTGATATGTTAAATAACCTGCCCGACGGACTGCGAGAAGCGTGGCGTGACGGCAGTTGGGATTTGCTTGAGGGACGTTATTTCGATGAATTTGACAGGTCAATACATATTGTTAAACCGTTTCAAATTCCTGAACATTGGCGTAAATATCGCGGAATGGACTACGGTTTGGATTGTTTGGCATGTGTATGGGTAGCTATTGATGAACACGGTAACTACTATGTTTACCGCGAATATGCCGAAAGCAACAAAGTTATTTCAGTCGGTGCGGGGGAAGTAGTCAATCTGACACCGACTGACGAACGGATAGAATACACCGCCGCTCCGCTCGATATGTGGGGCAGGACACAAGAAAGTGGTAAAACAAAGGCGGATTTGTTCCGCGAGGGCGGTTTGCCGTTGCTGAAAAGTTCAAATAACCGCGAGGCAGGTTGGTTGGCAATCAAAGATTTATTACAGGTCAAAAACGGCAGTAGCCGATTGATGATATTCGATAATTGTATTGAATTAATCGACTGTTTAACATCATTGCAACGCGATACGAAACATCCAACGGATTGTGCGACAGAACCGCACGATATAACACATTTACCTGACGCATTGCGATATTTCGTGTTGCAATTCACATCACCGTCAAAACCGCCGAAAGAGGAAAAGACAGCGGTACAAAAGTACAGAGAGAAAGCATTAAAAGGCAGATTAGAAAAAAGGAGGAGCTATTTCTAATGAAAATCAAGAAGATAAAGAAAAAATGCGAAGTCAGAGGGTGCAAAAATACCGATACATATTCACTGACAAATACAAACGAATTCGGTAACAGTGTCATAATTTGCGAGGAATGTTTGAAAAAAGCGGTTAAAGCTGTTGCAGAATACGACCCGTCAGCAGAGAAAAAGACGGTATCAGTACCACCGCCACCACTATTTTTCCACGGCGGAATAGAGAAAACAGTAGAAAACGTGAAAGAAACAGTTGAAACAGAGGATAACAACACAGAAGAATACCCTATTCCGTACACAAAGGAGTATTTGGACGGTGTTAAGTACAACGATTTGAAAAAAATCGCAAAGGAAATGGGTATCAACGCAAACGCCGGCAAAGAAACGTTGATTGAAAGCATTTTACAGGCTGATTAAGGGGGAATGGCTATGAATGTAACAGGGTTTCTACTATGCGTTATAGCTATTCAGACACTAACCATAGTAGGAATGACAATAGTGCAACATATCGAACGCAAAGACCTGTATAACAGGTTGATGTGCAGAAATATGACCGAATACAACAACATCAAAGCCGATGAGCCGAAGCAACCTATCAGCAGGCATAAAGCCGTTTTGAATAGGTGGCGCAAGAACGACGTAAAGGTGGGTGATGAATAATGAATTTAAGATATTCACCTGTATTGCAGGGCATAAAAGCGAGCGTAAAGAGTATGTTTTCACCACCTGACAGCGAAAGTGCAGACGATGAAGAAGTTGACAGAGTAATTGACACCGACGACGACGGAAACCAACTGTACAAGGAAGATATTATCGCAAATATTCACGAAGAATTAGAGAAACGCCGTTCAGCACGTTCAGCATTGGAAACACAATGGCATTTAAACGCTAATTTTTTAGTCGGTAATCAGTATTGTGATTTTAATCCGTACAGTCGCGAAATCGAACAGTTGGAGCCTGTATACGATTGGTTGGAACGTGAAACGTTTAATCAGATTGCACCGTTAATAGATACGCGAATTGCCAATCTGAAAAAGATTAACTATCGAATGAAAGTAAATCCACGAACGAACGAGTTAGAGGACTACGCAAAGGCTGAAACATCAACTACGATATTGCAGTATTTGCAGACTTCAAGCGATTTTGACACCAAGAAAAATACCGCAATACAGTGGAATGAATTGTGCGGTAATTGTTTCTGGCTATCGTGGTGGGACAAGGACAAAGGCGAGAAATACGCAACCGAAAAAGTTGTTACTGTTGATGAAGAGGGTAATGAGAGAAAGTTTGAGCAAGCGTTTTATCAAGGTGATTTGGAGTACGGACTGATAACGCCGTATGAGGTGTTTCCTGAAAGTATTTTCAAAGAAGGTGTAGAGGCGCAGCGTTCAATCATTTTGGAGCAAGTCAAGACCAAAGAGGAAATATACGACCTATACGGTATCAAAGTTGAGGGTGCAACGGTTGAAACGTTTGAACTAACACCTGTTGTTGCCGGAGGCGGTTTTGGTTACGAGAATACCGTCACAACATTAGGTACACGTTCGGTAGATGGTGCGGCAAAGGTTATTACATATTTTGAACGACCTACTAAACACAGACCGGACGGCAGAATGATTATTATTGTCGGCGATGAACACCTAATATACTACGGTCCGTTACCATATTCACGCATACCATTAACACAAATGATGTGTCGCGAATCGGCAGGACAGTTTTTTGGGAAGTCAATAATTGAAGATTTGATACCGCGTCAGAGGGCGTACAACGGCTGTCTGAACCGAATACACGAATACATCAAACGCATTGCAATACAGGGTTTCTATGCCGAAGAGGGCAGTATCGACATCGAAGAATTTGAACAAAACGGTGCGGCACCGGGTGCAATGTTGGTATACAGACAGGGAACAAACCCACCTATACCTATTCCGAATGGCAATTTGCCGTCAGAGATTATGACAGAACGATACAACTTAAAAAGTGATATGGAATATGTGGCAGGTGTATCACAGCTGATGATGAACGGTGCAACGCCTGCAGGCGTAACGTCAGGTACTGCTATACAGAACCTTGTCGATATAGATAATACGCGTCTTTCACTAACCGGCGACCATATTCGAAACAGTATCAAAAATTTGGCGGTAATGTGGCTTGAAATCTACAAAAAATACGCAAATACACGACGTGTACTGAACTGTACAGGTAAAAATCGTATCGGTAATGCGATTATTTGGAATAGCGACGATATTAACAGCTATGACGTGGAATACGTCACAGAAAATGAACTGTTGATGTCGGAAGAAGTGCAAAAGGAACGTTTCTTCGACGCATACAAAATGGGACTGTTTACCGACGCAAACGGTCAGATACCTGAACGTGTAAAACAGAGGGCACTGGAGTTTATGAAAGTAGGCAATTACACCGAAATAATGAACATCAATGCACTGCAAATTCAAGCGGCACAACGTGAAAATGTATTTTTTGAGCAGGGTGCAGTACCGAGGGTATCAGAGTTTGACGACCACGATATACACATAGACGAACACCTGCGGTATATCTTACAGTTGGATTTTCAGCTGTTAAAACTGAAAAAGCCTGAGTATGCAAAAGCATTAGAGGACCATATCAGACTACATAAACAGGCACAGACACAAGACCAACAGCAGAATGTAATGGCTATGTTGGCGCAACAAGGACAAAGATAGGAGGACTATACATAATGGATAATTTCTACGACGCAAGACGAGCGACCGAAGATATGTTTGACGGTCAAGAGGTATTGGGCGAAGAAAGCACCCCCCAAGATACCCCACAAGAACCACAACAAGAGGGACAAGAGCAAGAACCACAACAAGAGGGACAAGAGCAAGAACCACAAGCACAAGAACAACCGACACAGGATAATAATGCGGTTGATGAGGCGGCGAATGTAGCACAGGCGGCGGCACAAGCGGCGGCACAACGTGAACAAGATTATCAACGCATAATGTCAGAAAACGAACAGCTAAGACAGACAAATAACGAATTGCAACAGACTATAACACAGCAATCACAGCAACGTGAGCAAGCAATTATAGAGGACGCAATGCAAATGCCAATGTTGGATGTAAACCGTTTAGCTTTCGAGGACGATGCAACTGTTCAGCAAATGCAACAGGACTATGCAAACGCAATGCAAAAATACGTCACACAGCAAGTGCTAAAAGACGTTGAACCTGCCTTGCAATACGCAAAGGACGGTATGCGTGAGAAAGAAAAAAGGGAAATGCTTGAGGCGTTTAACGGTGTTGATGAACTGAAAGGTATTAACGATATGTTGCCACAGCTGGACTACATCATTGAACATAACAAGTGGTTAGACAACGACGATATACCTATGGACGAAAAGTATTTGACGGCGTATATGATTGCAAACGGCGTAAATTCTGCGAATACACCGCCACCGTCAGACCCAACAGCAGAAGAATTAATGAAATACTACGACAGCAATCCTGAATTTCAACAAATGATTGAAAAAAAGAGATTGGACGACATTAAACAAAGTCAGCAAGTGCCTGCAATGTCAGCGTCAAACGGCGCTGTAAACGCGGCATTAACAATAAAGGAAAAACCAACAACTTGGGACGACGCCTCCAAAAGAACAAAAAATATGTTCAGAGAGAAATAACGTACCCACATTACAAAAGAGGGAGAATTTTTAAATGGGAAGAGAACAAAACTTAAAAACTATTGAAGAGGCTCTAAAATCTAACTACTTACCGGTATGGAATAACCTACTCGGTATCGAGCCTACACCACTACTATCAAAAATCAAGAAAAAGTCATTGGTATCAAATGAGATTGTTGCGTCAGCTCCAATCGGTCTATCAGGTGGCTTTGGCTACGGTGAAGAAGGACTTGCGACACCTGAAGCAGGTAACGTTATGTTCAAACGTTTCAGAACATACGCAAAAGATATGTATACAAACGTTGAACTATCAATCAAAGCTGTACAACTTACAGGCAAGAATGGCTCTATGGCAAACGCACTTGACACAGAAGTTAAGGCGGCATATGAAACAGCAAAATGGAACGTCGGACGTTCACTATTCGGTAACGGCACAGGCGCATTAACAAAGGTTGTTAAACAGACAACTCCGACAACAAAAGTTGAAGTAACTGATATTAAGTACGTCAAGGAAGGCTTGATTGTAGACTTTTATCCTACCTCGGCTACAACGCCAAACGACGTGGTTGCTAAACAGCTACGAATTATTGCAATCAACCGTACAAAGAACAGCAACGGTAACTATGAGATTATCCTTGACAAAGCACCTACAACAGCACTTGTTGACGGCTTTATGACGGTGCAGAACTCATTTAACCGTGAAATCACAGGTCTTGGTGCTATCTTCGACGATGAAGTTTCAACAATTTACGGCGTAAGCAAGGCAGACAATCCGTTTGTCAAGCCTATTGTTATTGACGCAAATGATAATGTTGAGGACAGCATTATCACAAAGGCTCTAAGACGTGCCGAAAAGGACAAGAACTCAAAGGTTGATATGCTGTTGTGTGGTGACGAAGCGTACGACCACTACACAGAATACCTAAGAGTAAACAATATCAGAGTTGAACAGAACACCTTACAGGGTGGTTTCAAATCAATTCAGTTTGCTTTCGGCAACAGACAGGTTGATGTTGTCAACGAAATGTTCGTGCCGGATGATGAAATTTGGGGTGTTGATACATCAGCGCTTGAACTACATACACAGGAATGGAAATTCGCTGACCTACAAGGCGGTGGCATTTTCAACCTAAAGGAAAATTCATCAGTTTACAGAGCGTTGCTTGCAAACTATGGTGACCTTATCTGCTCAAATCCTGGTGGTCTAATCAGAATTTACAACTGTATTTAATCTTTACGGCAAGGTAATTATATGTTGCCTTGCCGTATTTTTGCCGTTATTTTAGGCACTTGCTGAAATATTTTTTTCTGAAATGCGGTGATAGATTGGAACAAGCAGAAGTAACACTTAAAGAAATATATGAAAAAGTAAGTCTTAAAGTACCTCTTGAACAGCGACGGTTCTTTAATTTCTTTAACGACACCGTTGCAGAACTTGAAGCATTATATCCCGACTTACTATTCAAAGAGGGTGTGCATTTTACACCAGTACACGATTTATCGGATGAAAACGTTGTATTACCGCTTTATACTCCGGCAATCGTGGACAATATCTTATACCTTTGTGGTTACGACCAACAAGGTATATTCAAACAAGAATTTACACGAAAATCAAGAAATGCCTATGTGCATTATTGGAAAAATCACGCACATAACAGACATGTACGACGAATGAGGTGGTAGAGAAGTGTTTGACAGTGGAATATCTGCAAAAGCGTTAATAGCGGAATTACAGAACGAAGTGGACGTCGCACTTCCTATCACAAATTCGACGTATGCAACGTGGCTGAACAGTCTGCAATGGCTGTTATACAGTGCGATTATAAAAGAACAGAACGACTTGATAATTACCGAACCGCAAGAGGACGTTATACAGCTTGCGAACCTTGATGTTTCGGATAATGAAGCACCGATACGGTTTGAAGATATATATGCGGTGTATGCAGATACAACACAATTAATAAAGACGAGTATAACGAGCGGTTTCGTATTTCCCGATTGTTTTTATAAAAAAGGTGATAATTTAGCTGTTAAAATGCAAAAAACACCTAATTTTATTAAATTAATCTATCATATCAAGCCTAAATTGATAAAAGTAAATGAAAATGACGAAATACAAGACGGTAACGTGATGATACCGATAGAATTTATCGAATTGGTAAAGTCAAAGTTGAGAGGCGAGGCGTATTCACTTGAAAATGAGTACGGTCCTGCGTCAAATTGGCTCAACAATTACAATATTTTACTTGAAAATTTCAAACAATGGCTATCTGATAAAGCCCAACAATTCGGACAGTAAAGGAGGGGTTATATGGCAAAGAAACAAAACGAATTACAATTCGGACAAGTACCATTACCACAGGCACTAAAGCAATATAGCCTTTCCAAGCTGAATTGGAGCGGTTTAAACAGACGGCAAGTTATAGATACAGGTGCTTTGTCTATGGAATGCAACATTTCTACAGCCGAGGCACCTTATTTAACACCGTCGCAAAGCAGAGTAGACATATTGTCCGATATGGGACTTGAATACAAACACCCTATATCGCTATTCAGTTTTGATGATTTCCTTGTTGTTATCTATCGTGACGATACAGAATTAAAACTTGATTATCTCGTTTTGAGCGACAAGAAAAACAGTAAAGGACAAATCACAAAAGTATATACAGGTCTAATAAAAAAAGGCGTGACAGAAGAAACTGACGCGATACAGCGTAGTATGGTGCAATTCAATGTATATGAAAATGCCGTTGATGTACTTGGTGGCACATATGTAAAGAAATTGATACTGTTTCCTGACAAAGTATCTATGTTTATGAAGATTGTAGATACAGACAAAGATCCTACTACATTTGACAAACAGGCAGTTGAGGACGGCAATGCCGATATTGATGTTATGTATTGTCAAAAAGAAAGCAGTGGCAAAAAAACTTACTATGTTTGGAATGGGGCGATAGGCAGATTTACTTTGACAGGTGGCGTGAACTACTTTAAAACAAGCAATTTGGACGTTGAAATAAAAAAATACTACAACGACGGATATACGCAGACGAAAGACGAGTATTACAATGACGGTTACAGAAAGTCAAGTAAACAAACGTATAATGACGGTTACAAAAAGACGGAATATAAGGTGTTCCGTGACGGTTATGTGCCGATAGAAGATACGAATGAAACAACATATGACGGTGGCGATGTGTATTACTACGAAAGGCAAGGTGAATACTCGCCGTATACATACACCGTTGCCACTTGGTTACAGCAAGGCGATAAGTTAAAAGGCAAAGGCTTATATCAAAGAGAGCCTGCACCATTGGGAACAAATACAAATGTAACATTTTACGAGCGAACAGGCACTTCGTTCCCTTATACATATGTGAAAGTTCGTAATCTGAAAACAGGCGATAATATATCAAGTTATTATGAAAAGGTTTCTGATAGTACAGGTACGGTTCAAACCAAACTATACGTAAGAAAAGCTGATGATAACGGTACGATAATACCGTATGAGTATGAGGAAGTAACTGATATTGCATACGGTACGAATATAACCGATTATTATGAAAAGATAAGCGACAAAGAAGTTACGGCAAAAGCATATTACAAAAGGACCGAAAACACCGATAAGGATAGCGACGATAAATACAAATACGAATTGATTAAAAATCTTGAAAACGGCAAGAAAGTATCAAAGTATTATGAATTTACCGAAAACTACGCACCGCCTGAGGGGAGTAATAAGAGTTGCTATTGGCTTAACACTTACGATAATCAAACCTATCAATTTTGTAGCGATATAGGTGGCGGAAAAAGTGGTTTCGGAATAACTGTTTCGCCGTCGTTCCCTAATCTAAAGTATGCGGTAGTACATTTATCACGACTTTTTGGAGTTGATGAGGATAGAGTACACGTTTCAGGCTACAACGACTACACGAATTGGAACTTAGACACCGTAGCCGAAAGTAATGATAGTAATGCGTGGAGCAGTGCCTCACAAACCAACACAAAAGCAGGCGGTAACTTTACAGGTATAACAGTGTATGACAACCACGTTGTTTGCTTTAAACGTGACTTTATGCACGAAATATACAACAGTAAAAATCCGTTCAGATTGGTTGACGTGTATGCGGAGGGGTCTATTGACAACAGGAGCATACAAGAGGTAAACGGCAAACTGATATTTGCGTCAGATGATGAAATCAAAGTGTATACAGGCTCACAACCGCGTGAGATTGGCTACAATCTTGGCATTGATGAGTTCAAAAGTGCTGTATCGGGTAGTGACGGAAGAAACTATTACTTGTATTGTACAGACAGACAAGGCGAAATGTATCTGTTTGTGTATGACACAATGGTCGGTCAATGGTCGCAACAAGCAATCAAAAGTGAAGTATTAGGCTTTGCACATAACAAAAACGGTATGTATATGTTATGCAAAGACGGTGTTGTATACAAAATGGATACGAACAAATATACGGACGATTGGAGCTGTGAAACGGACTTATCAACCATACTGACATCATCATCTTCAAGCACATATCAGACAGTAAATATCAAACATATAGCAAAATTTCAAATGCTTGCGTATATTGAGGGGCGTTTCAAGGTGTATGCACTGTACGACAATGAAGAATTTAATCCTGAAACATCGCAGTTGCTATATGACAGTAACGGTCGGAAAGGTATGCAAGCAATACGCTTAAAACCACGAATGACCGCTAATTATGGCTACAAGTTACATTTTGAAGGACACGGCTATGTACGTTTCTATGAAATGGAACTCGGTATTACTCCAGGAGGTGAGTTATTTGTATCATCAAGATGATATTAACAATATGAATTACAAACAGCTTAGAGAAACAGTATCAGAATTAAACGACAAATACGTTAAGCTGAAAAGAACATTAGAGGACGCTTTAGACAATATAGACGAAAGCAACCTCGCAACTACTTTGCGAAAGAAATTAAACGGCTATGATACTCAATTCAGTGTAACGGCTGAAAAGATAGAAAGCAAAGTATCGTATGAGGACTTAGAAAACAATCTAAATCAATATTCAACCGTATCGCAAACGGCACAAGCTATTGAAATGTCAGTAGTATCAAGTCAAGAATACACGGATAATTCAGTAGAAACATTATCTTCAACGTTCACTATGACTGCCGACGGAATATCTACAAGGGTTTCAAAGCTAAAGAAAGGTGTGGAAACACAATTCAATCAAACAGCAGAAAAGATTGAATCGCTTGCATTCGAAAAAATGAATACATCAGAGGCTGTTACAGTAAAAGAAAAACCGTCCGCAAGCGATAAAACGTTGGATAAAGAAAAACTCTACAAATATAACAACAAATATTATTATTTCAATGATATTTTACAAGATTGGTTAGAGTATGACGAAAAAAACGGTATTAATTCTGCATTCACTCAAATATCAGGCGGATTTATATTGAACGGTTGCGTAAAGGTGAGCGGTGACCTTATAACAGAGGGAACGATAACAGGTACAGATATAGTTGGAGCGAAATTTTATAATGAGGATAAAAGGGCGTATGTGACTATTGGTAATTCAAGTGGTAATTATGGTGATTTGACATTGAAGCGAGTATCGAATGGCAAAGGACAAGAAGTTTTTCAGATTTACGATACGGGTGTTGGTATTGCTATAAAAGCTGTAGGAACGTCTTTTATAGGTTCGACTGGAAGTAAGACATACCCCAAAGGCACTTGGGATTTTTCGAAATGTACGGTAATAGGTTTACCGACAAGTACAAGTTAAGGAGGAAAATATATGTTATTTAGAATAGGTGATAACGTCGCAGTGACGTGTAAAAACCCAAACGAAACACTGTTGTTTATAAACAGAGTACCAACAGCTTGGTTATTCTCGATAGATATAGAGATATGTCAAAAGGTAAAGAGAATGATTGTTGAAGAACAAAATCTTAAAGATATAAAAATTGAATATGAAAGTGAAGATTGTACAACCGGCAGAGTTGTTGACTTGCCTATGGACAGTCTACACAGCTTTACTATCGACTATGCAAGCGGTATGGCGCACGTTGAGTTTAAAAGGGGGATAAATAATAATGTATAACAAACCAACAAACGCAGAAGAAATGGAAGAATTCGAACGAATGACAACCGGCTTCGATTATGTATATGAAGAAACAGTCGGTGCAGGAGAAATAATATATCTTAAAATGCCTGTTGTATCGGCAAATAAGAGAGGTGTGAACGATATAGGGTGGCAATGTGACGGTGACGACGTTGCTTTATATGCAACTATGTCAAGAAAACCGCATAAGACCGAACTATGGTCGGAAGTCAAAGAAAACTATGTTGTAAATAAGACTGTATCGGCGTTGAAGTTTGAAAACAAGGACACAAAGCCTTGTAATCTATGTGTAAGGGTGCGTTTAAATTAATGGGGGTGGTTAAATGAAGGGTAATGTATGTTATCAAAAGACAGACTTCGGCTCTGAAACACCTGACTTGCTTAATAAATACGTTCTGAAAATAACTCAAATAGCAGGAATATCGCTCAAAAAAGATATTTCAAAAGAGAGTTTAAGGCTTGCTTTAAGCGTTCCTACACTTGTGTCGCAACTTGTTAATGATAAAGAGTACATAACCAAATCTGAAATTGAGATTATACAAAAATCTCTTGAAGATATGGATAGCGTGTTAAACGGCAAGATTGACGATACAAACGCAAAACTTGATGATGAAATAAACACAAGGGAAATGCTTGAAAATGTGGTGAATACACTGCAAACACTGGCTCACAAGCACAGTAACAAGAATGTACTTGATACTATCACAGAAGATAGAGTAGCAATATGGGACAAGGTGAAAGACCTTGATAAATACTTTGACTATATTGATTTTAAGGCTTTTGTCGAAGAAATAGTATATGCGTATACAAACGAACTTCAAAATCTGTACACAGCAATCGGTATTACATCATACGACGGCGGTGTATTCGGTATGGAACAGTTAGGAACAGAGCTTGACGGCGGTAACTTTGACAGTGAACCTGAAAACAGTTTTGATTGCGGTGATTTTAACCCACTTGAACTGTCTGCACAAGTAACATCGGTCATTGATTGTGGAACGTATTAAGGAAAAGAGGATTGATAGAATGGCAACAAGATTTATAGCAAAGCACGGTTTGAAAAGCAATATAAATAGATTAACACTTTCGGAAGGTGAAATAGCTATTGCATATAGTGATGACAAATCAGAGGCTGAAATATATGTAGGTGGAAACGACAATACACCAATCCCCGCGGCAGGTGCGTCGATGAAAACAAAAAACCAAATATTTGTCGTGTGCGACGGCGACCACGACGAATTAAAATTACAGGCGGCGATAGATAGCGCACAAAACAACAGCGTTATCTATCCTGTAGGTACACAATGTGTTTTGACAAACGAAAATACCATACGTGGTTATGGATTGCCGGAAAGTAGCGGTATGGCTGTTATATCACTAAAATCGGGTATTACATTAGACGGTTCAATGTGTGATGATTTCGTTTTTAAAAACACAAATCCTGTCGCAAAACAGTACATTTTCCATATGACACAATCCACGACAATGAAAAATGTAGTATTCCACGAAGATACTGAAACAGTAACAGCCGATACTGTCAATCCGACAGTGCTGTCTGTCGGTAGTGAATCAAAAATAGTGTCCTGCACATTCTACAATATATTTAGTACACATCAATTCGGTGTATCAACGTTTGAAATGAACGGTGTGCTATTTGTAGATAATATCATAGATACGTTCGCAGGCGCACCGGCAAATAATATGGCAGACGAAATAAAAATCAAAGGAAATTCGTTTGTTATGGGTAACAAATTTTTGAATTTCACTCAAAAAGAACAGACATTAGCCTATATGTTGCAAGCACCGACAGTTATATTTGTAAACAATTATATGTCTGGTTTTACAAATTGCAGTATTGATATAGGCAAAAAAATAGTAGGCAATATATTTAAAACGTTTACTGATTGCAGTATCGAAATAGATGGCGAAATTTCGGACAATGAATTTACAACGATTACACAGAACACAGAAGGCCCATTTATATACGCTGGGATTGCATTAATCAGTGGAAACCGAATATCCAATGTAAAAATTAATTCCGCAAATATCGATTTTATCGAATGCGGAAATTATACCGTTATATGCGGAAATTATATGCACATTTCCGCCGGCCCTGCGTCGGGACAGTGTAACTTAATCACCGCCGGCAGTAAAACGTTCATAGCAGATAATATGTTTAGGGCAATGACACCCGTAACGGCAAATGCAGATTTTTCAATTATATACAGCGACGGTAAAACAGTAGTCAAAAATAACGTAACAAATGCCGTATCAATCGGAACGTTCGGCGATACGTGCGTTGTTGACGGAAATGTGACAGGGTGGTGATATTATGTACAAATTTTATATGAAAAACGGAACGGCATATTTTTATGAACGCGGTGTTGAAATTGACGGCACGGTGTACGGAATACGAACTGACAGCGACATACTGCGAATTAAACGCAGTGTTGTAAACAGCAAATTTGCTGAAAGCGAAGAAGATTTTGATATGAATGTAGAAATCGCAAAAATTCAGCATACGGACGTTACGTTTGAACAGCCTACGGCAGAACAGCTGTCACAGATACAGTCAAAAACATTTGACAGTATGTCGGATATGAAACAATATGTTCAGTCTGTTATGAACGGTGACGAAACAATGTCACAGGACGAAATCAACGCTATGTTGATGTTGCAGATTGCGGAACTGAAAGCAGGTGTCGAAGGTGAGTAAAGCACTGATAAAAAAATATTACAAAAAGGGTATTTACAAAGAAAAGCATTTAGATATATTCGTCAAAGCGGGATATATCACAGAGAATGAGAAAAAAGAAATTATGGAGGGTTAAAAAATGGCTAATAAAATTCAATTTAGACGTGGACTGAGAAAGTTACTACCAACATTGTCGTTCGCTGAGCCGGCATACACAAGTGATACAAACGAGTTTTTTATCGGCACAGGCAAAGGAAATGTAAATATGAACGGTAGCTTGTGGTATACAGGCACAGCCTTAAGCGGTACGTCTGAAAACATCAACTATACATATGCAGATTGTCCTCTTGTTAAAGTGGGTGATGTGTACCTTAATACCGATTATGGCTATATCTATCAGTCTACTACAGCAGGTAGCGGTGAAGACGTAAAGTGGCAATACAAAGGTACGATAAGAGGACCACAAGGCATACAAGGTGTTAAGGGCGACACAGGCGAACAAGGTCCGCAAGGCTTGAAAGGCGATACAGGTGCAAAGGGCGAAAAAGGCGATAAGGGTGAAAAAGGTGATACAGGTACATTGTCAAACGGCTCGGTACATACTGCTCATATAGCTGATGAGGCTGTTACAAAAGCAAAATTATCACAAGAAGTACAAGAAAAACTGGACGATACATCAAATAGCACTATGTTAGATAATTTCTCTTTACTTATACAAGGGTTAGTAAATTCGGGTGACATTAATCTTACGAAAATATCACTTAGTAAAAATCCGAATTATCCAGGTAGTTTGATTGAACCAGAATCGGGATTGTACATAAACGAGCCGTTCCTTATAAAAAACGATACATCGGGCGAAACTGCCCAAGATTACTTGAGCTTGCAATACAATGATGAAACTAAATACATTTTATCACACAGATTAGCAAGGGGACACAGTGCTATTTGTATTGTAACTAAGAAAGTTGTAACAGGCGCAGAATATGAGAATGGTACAATCAAAATTTTAATGGATTTTACCAATACAGAAAGAACAGCTATTTAAGGAGGAAACATAATGAACATTTGGGAAACAATCAATATATTTTGGGTTACATTGGCGTGTAACCTATTCATAAAAACTGTATTTGTTGCAGTTATGTTAGATACGGTTTTAGGGTTACTAAGGGCAATCAAAGAGAAAAAGTTTAATAGCTGTTTCGGCATTGACGGTGCAATACGAAAATTTGCAATGATTGTATCGGTTGTGGGTTTGGCTATTTTGGACAAGCTGATAGGCTTTAATATGTTACCATTCGTACCGGAAGAAGTGCTTAAATATATCGGTATTACGCAAGTGGGCATATGTGAGTTTTTCTGCTTGCTATACATTATGTATGAAAGTATATCAATTCTCAAGAATATGTGCCTATGCGGTTTACCGATACCAAGTAAACTACGAAACGGCATTGAAAAGTGGCTTGATACAATGACATCGGAACTCGAGGGTAAGAAAGAGGAATAAATATGAATTTGAAAGAGACTGTTCAAATAAAAACTTGCAAAGATTATGAAAAAGATTTGCAAGATGAATATTATCAACTGTCAATGCGATACAAAAAGCTTAAAGCAACAGTTGAGAGTTGGGATAAACGAGGTTTGATAACTTCTCCCGAAAGTACACGAAGTATATATGATATACAATTAGAGGCAATGAAAGTTTATCTTGCGATGTTGTATACAAGAGGGGTAATGGAAGGCGTTAAATTGAAAGAGGTGTAATGAAATATGACAGATAAAATTTTTATAAATGCAGTAAAAACATTAATCGCAAATTATTTTAACAATAATGTTGATGTGACAGACGGCAAGAAAATCACCACAGATGATGTGTATATCGTGTGGAGCTGTAAGACATTGCAGAATTTCAAGGCGTTGGCGTCAACAACCGTATCGGACGGAATGTATTACGAAATTACATACAATGGCGATAAAAACGAGATGTATTTTGACGCATACAAGAAGTGGAAGAATATGACCGTAAAGGAGTGGTAATTTATGAGAATAGGAATTAATTGCGGACATACCGTAAGCGGGCAAGTCGGTTGTGGTGCAGTAGGTTACATAGACGAAAGCGTAGAGGCACGAAACGTCGGATATGCACTTGAAGATTTATTAAAAAAAGCGGGACATACAGTGTATGACTGTACAAATGATTATGCGCCGACAGTAAGCTCAAATCTAAGACAGATTGTCGATAAAGCAAATTCACAACCGCTTGACTTGTTTGTATCAATACACTTTAACAGTGGCGGTGGGCAAGGTACAGAGGTGTGGACTTACGGCGGCAAAAAGTTTGATGAGGCAACAAACACTTGCAAGGCGATAAGTGAATTAGGTTTTAAAAACAGAGGTATTAAAGATGGCTCTAAGCTGTATGTGGTACATCACAGTGACGCGAAAGCTATGCTTGTTGAAGTGTGTTTTGTAGATACAGAGGACGCAAATAAATACAAGAAAATCGGTGCGACAGAGTTTGCAAAGGCGATTTTTAAAGGAATTACAGGACAAGAAACAGTGAAAAATGAGGAGGATTTAACGATGACACAGTACGAGGAACTAACGAGGAAAATTAATGAGTTGGACAAGAAAAAGGCTGATAAATCAGAAATGATTTACGATTGCATTGACAGTAATATGCCTGAATGGGCACATAAGCCTGTTCAGTGGTGTTTGGATAACGGTATTGTATCAGGCGCAGACGACGCGCACCTTAACCTAAATAATACAAAATTGTGGGTATGTGTTGTTGTATATCGTGCAGTTAAATTTGTTGCAGGACTTATGAAAATCAAGATTTGATAAGGAGTAAATGACTATGGGTTTGACAGATACAATAAGAAATAAGGTAAACAGCCTTTTTAATTTCGATTCACAACAACAGAGTAATCAATTAAAAAACAAAATTGATACATTGTACGGAAAGCAAAACACGACAACGGCACCGAACATAAATTCCTTTAATCCGTTCATCAGTAAAAGGGACGGACAGGTTATAAATAAAATGGCTGATTATAAGCCGATTGTGAACAGCAGTGCGACAAGCGATAAGGTTAGAGAATGGATAACACAAGCAACAGGCATTCAACCAACAAACACAATGTCAAATTCATCAAATTCTACTCAAAATGAAAATAGTACCGCTCTTAGCAGTGGTACTATTAATTCAAACGGTGATGATAATGTTGGTTTTAACGGAAATCTTGACAGCTCGTCGCTTGGAAGTCTTGACGTAGCAACGCAACTTCCGAAACTGTCAACAGCACAAATAGCCGAAATCATTAAAAAACACTTTAATCGCAGTTCAGTCATATCAACAAGTGACGCAGAGGGTATATACAATGCTCAAAAAACAACAGGTATGAGCGCTTTGGCAATACTCGGTATCGGAGCTTTGGAAAGCGGTTGGGGTACTTCAAACATAGCTAAGAAAACCAATAATATTTGGGGTTACGGTGCTACAAATGTTAATCCTGAGGGCAACGCTCATAGATACGGTCAAATGTCACAAGGCGCTACTCAATTTGCAACTGAATTTATGAAAACATACTACAATGGGTATGGTGCAAAGTCGATTAATTCAGCAGGTACAGGTAACAATCCGAAAGGAATGGGGTATGCATACACAGACGGCGGAGCAATAGATAGTAGTTGGGCGACACAGGTAAGTTCTATTATGGGAAAACTATACAACACAGCTAAGGGTGTAGGCGGTTCAAATGCAAGTAATTCATCAAGTAATTCATCGAGAAGTTATCTAAACAGATTGAGTTATGCGAACAATTCAAACACTTCGTCAGGCGGTTCGTCTAAAGGCAAACAGATTGTAGCGGCGGCAAAATCATATTTAGGTACACCATATGTATATGGTGGTACTTCGTCAAGCGGTGTTGATTGTAGCGGACTTGTACAGTTAGCGGCGAAAGCAAGCGGTATAGATATTCCGCGAACAACATACGACCAAATAAATGTAGGACAAGCCGTAAGCAAGAATAACTTGCAAGAGGGCGACCTTGTATTCTTTAAAGGTTCGGGAGGCAGTTCGTCAAGTCCTGGACACGTTGGAATTTACATAGGTAACGGACAGTACATACAAGCACCAAAGACAGGCGATGTCGTTAAAATCAGCAATTTATCAGGACGTAGCGACTATGTCGGTGCAAGAAGAATAGCATAAGGAGGTAAAACGAATGGCATACAGTACACAAGACGCCGTAAATACAATATTGCGACTTAAAGGTAATTGGCTTAATGCAAACGCAGAGGGCGATACAAAGAAAACGGCACAAATAGCAAATGAAGCACAAAACTATTACGGTCAAATGCGTGAAAATGGCGACACAAAGCTTGCTGACACACTTTATAACAGCGGATATGACGCGTCAAAGAAGTATGTTAATGACTACTTTGCACAGAGCGGTAAAAGTGCGATTAGACCGTATTTTTATGGCTTAGGCTCAAAGTACGGTTTAAGTCAAAGCGATATAGACAATGCACTTCAATATAACGATACGACAGGTGAGGTTAGCTTAGGCGGTAAAAACATAGGCAAGCCGTCGGCAGTAGGTTCAAATGGGGTATCTTATTGGGATAACAGTACGCTTGATAATGCTTTTAAAAACTATGTTCAAGACACAGGCAAAAGTCAAACCACATCAAGCCTTGTAGGTCAACAGCAAAGTAATCTGTTCGACCATTATAACGACTTGATGAAAACATACGGACAAGACTATAAAGATTATATGGATATGGTTAAAACAAATCCATTCTCTACCGACGAGGCAAAAGCAATACTCGGAAAGTATAATCTATCGGCTATACAGGGAAGAAATAATCAGCTTGCTTTAGGTACAGCCTCAAACGGCGGTAATGTTGACAGTTACAGCGCCGCAAACGCAATGCGACAGCAAGCGGCGCTATACTCACAGGCACAACAGAATGTATTGGACGCGTATAATGCAAAGGTACAAAATGCGGCGAACTCAACGCAAAAAATTGAACAGGCACGAAAAATCCTATCCGATATGGGTGTTCAAATCGACAATGCGTTCAACAGAGACGAAACAGCAAAGAATAACGAAGTACAAAGAAACGAAACTGTACTTAACGGTAAAGTATCACGTGACGCAACAACGGCACAAGTTACAGGTCAAATTCCTAAGAGTATGCAATATTCCTCAAATCCATTCTTTGATGATAACGGCAATCCGATAGAAGATATTGACTATAAAAAGGTAATCGAACAAGCTATCGCAAGAGGTGATACACAGACGGCACAAGCGGCGAGAGTTGCAAGAGGGGTAAAGATTTGGAACAACTACAGTAAATACGGTCAATATGACGACGGTGATTACGGCGTTCCGAATACACAAACAGAGGACGCAAGACAGTTCGACGCACAAATTAAAAACAGCACCGACCTTGCTAAAATGGGTTACGAACACGAAGAAAAAATGCCAGGTATCGAGGCTGACAATACAATTCGTGTTAATGACGCAAGTGCTAAGAATGAAATGGACGTAGCAAACAATCAGTCGAGAAACAACATAGCAGAGGCTAATAACACATCAAGAAACAATATAGCAGAAGCTAATAATGCTTCACGAAACGCGAGAGCAGAGGCTACATCAGCTACAAGTGACGCTATAAACGCCTACAATCAAACAGGTGGCGGCATAGGTGGAACTTCCTCGAAGAGTTCTTCAAAGAGTTCTTCAGGAATAGACCTTACTACCACAGATGAAAATGTAGATACAGATTGGAACGAGTTTTACAACTCTTTTTCAGATAAACCGAAAGTTCAACAATTCTTGAACGATTATATAAAGCGAATATATGATGACGCCGACACCAATAATTACAGTCAAACTCAGAATGAAAACCGAATTATAGAGGGCATTAAGAATAATACAGAGCAATACGACATCGAGGTAGACGATGCAAAACGAATATTGAATAGATTTGGTATGAATACGGGTTGGTTGGATAACTATAGGGACCGTTGGGGACTAAACAGTGGAAAAGGTATGATAAAGGTAAAATAAACGGAGGAATTAATCAATGGGCTTTGATTTAAGCGGTAAAAAAAGAAGTACAACACCACCAAAAAGAAATGGTTTTGATTTAAGAAGAGGAAACAACACAGACAACGGACGCACTCAAACAGAGGGTGCGTCCAAAACAAAAAGTAAAGGTTTATTTAATTATGTAGGTAAGTCGAGTTTTGAAACAATACCAAAGTACCAAGAAGAAAAGCAAAAATATCAAGAAGAAAGAAAAAGCAGACTAAACGACACATACAACAAGTACGGCATTGACCCGAATAATTTTTCTTATGGTGATTTTGAAAAATGGGCAAAAGAGCATAATTTTGAATATCAATTAGTTGGCGACACACCACAGAATAAAAGAAGAGTATTAGCACCTAAAAAGAATGAAAAAGGTGTGACACTCGCAAGTGATGAGGAAATAACAGACAAAAAAACACTTGAACAACTTGCCAAAAACAACGAGCGAAAAAAAGTATCAGATAGTGATCAGGGAAGTGTAGGAGCGTTCTCTTTGAAAGCTATGGACGCAATGACATTAGGTGCGTATTCTCACTTATCTGATAAGCAAACCAAAAAGGAATACAAAGAGGCAGGACTTGACCCAAACGAATTCGTAAGTGATACGCAAGCGGCTCAAAAAACTTTAGACGACCACAAAATCGCAAGCGGTTTAGGAGATTTGGCAGGTTCTACAGTTTCACTATTGACGTTAAGCGGAGTAGTGGGAAGCGCTTTGAAAGGCGTAAAATGGTTGGCTAAAGCACCTGTATGGGTACAAGGTGCAATTAAAGACGGTATCACCTTTGGGCTAAAACAAGGTACTGAAACAGCTATTGACGGTGGTAATGCGAAAGATGTAGCAAAGAATACCGCAATAGGTGCAGTAGGCGGTGCGGCAGGCGGTGCAACAAGTTCTGTGGTCGGAAAAGTTGGTGAAGATATTCTATTTAAGACAAAACTACAACATAAAATTATACCCGAAATAATAAGAAACGGAACTTCATCAGCGTCTTTTGCTTTTGCGGACAGTGCCTCTACATATTTTATGCGCCCTAAAGAAGAAAGACCATCAATAGAAGAAGTTGCTAAAAATATGGCTGTAAATTTTGCTTTTGCAGCGATTACAACAGGTATAAATACAGGTAAAATAAAGCAATCAAGCAAAGAAGCTTTAGACACCGTAAACAACAAGATGATGAAAGATTACGACAGTATGGTTAAAGCGGCGAATAAGCACGACATAGAGAGTGCTAAGAAACTTGCTAAAAACGTAATGGAATACTCTGATTCTATGAGTAAATATCTTGACGGTGAAGGCTTTGAGATGAAAAGCGACGCTCCGGCTGATACAGTAACGGCATATTTGACAAGCAAGGGCAAAGCACCGACAAAAAATGTTGTATTAGACAAAGCTCGTTTTGTTGGCGAAAGTTCGCGAGTAAGGACTATGCAAGAAGATTTGGCTACCATAAAAAACAGTGCACAAGAATTTTATGATAAGGTTAATTCGATTCCTTATGACGTGCCAAAAGTTTCAGAAAGTTCAAAGGTTGGTACAGTCGATAACATAACAAAATCCCCAACCGACGTTAATGTTGACAATATGCCAAAAACATCGGCTAATGTTAGTGTTGAGAATAATGTACCTTTAAATAAAGAAATAGTACAAAATGTACCGAAAACAACTTTTGATGAGGCAATACAAGAGGCTCAAGAACAAGCACCTGCAAGTGTAAACCCAAGTGATACAACAACTCAAGATAACGCAGAAGTACAAAATGATATTGAAACACCACGAAATGTACAAACTGACGTCACCAATACAGTATCAGAAACCGCTCCAAAAAAGTACAGTGAAGATTTAGTTAAAGCTTATGTCAAAAATTTTATTGAAGTTGCAAAAAACAGTCCTCAATATCCAAGACGTGAGTTTTTTAATAATAAAAAAAATATTGCTGATGAATTAAGTAACAGAATATTAACAGGAAAAAGCAATCTTGACGGCAACAGCGACTTTGAATTTGCAGTAAAACAGTTTGAATATGTACTAAATCAAGCTGACGAAAATAAGCTAAAAGAAACAGAGCAGTTTAATGAAAGCAACACAAGTCGACAAGACAATACAGTAACTCAAACAGCACCACAGAATATTACTGATAGTGCCGATACAGTGATTAACAAAGATACGGCAGTTACTGAAGATACACTACCAACGCAAATTGAACAACAGAGTACAGCAGATAACACCGATACAGTAGCTAATACAGATACAGTTGCTTCTACACAAAATGTCGATACAAATAGATTGAACAATGGTGTACTATCTTCTGTACAAGACGTTACAAGAGAAACACACGACGCAATGAATAAGATAGGTGTCGGTGTATCGCAAAATGCGACAGGCATACAAGAAGCAAATACAAGGTTTATGTCAAGTGCTGATAACCTTTTTGACAGAGATTTTGTAAGCAACTATGCAAATGATTTTGTACAAGCTATGTCAGAGAAAAACGGACGTAGTTATACTATTTTGTCGAATGAAACAGATAATCTTGCAGATGAACTTGTGAATAAAACGCTTACAGGAAGTAGTACACTTGACGGAAATACAGAATTTCAAGTCACCACAAGAAACTTCAAGAACATTTTAAGGGAAAGTATAAAGAAAAATGCTAACATACATAACAATTTGTACGGTGCAAATGAAGTTTTAAATGCACAGGTGCAAGACGTCGAAAACGGCGACTATTATTCACTTAACATAACTGAAAATGCAAATAACAATATAAAATTCGCTCCGGTAAGTGAAAACGGACAAAATGTAGGTTATGTTATAGAACAAGGTGTTGACTATACGAACCAACTAAGTGAAACGTCATTTGCAGTAAAACAGAAAAATGGAGAATACGAAACAAAACAAGGAGTTACATACGGTCGCTTTGGCACACACCAAGGCTCGAATGGAAATTATATTGTATCGTATTTGCCGACAGGTGACGCAACGGCGATATTCCCCAATCAAGACACCGCTATTGAATTTATGAAACAGATTGAAAATGAAACAAGTGGATATTCGATTTATTTGTATAACGACAATAACGGAGTGGTAAGAACCGGCGGGGATATTCTACAGTTTACAAGCATACTAAATGCTGTAAAAAAAGATTTATCAGTCAAAGAAAGTAAAAAAAGCGAAGAATATACACACGCTTATCACGAAAAAGAAGTAAGTAAGGATTTTCTTAATTATGTTAATAAAGATATAGAAAATGCTGTTATTAATATCAGAAATGGCAATATAGAGAAAGTGCCTGAAGTGTTAGAAGTCACAAAACTTAATAAAGATACATTAAGCAAAATCAGTGCTTTTGTAGGGTACGATATAAGTGGTTACTCGTGCAAGATAAAACGTGAAAGATTAGTGCATATCGAAAATAGACACGGTATAAATGGCAATCACGACCACTCATTAAGTGACCCTAAAGATGTATCAAGGATGGGGTATGTTATAAATAACAGTGATGATATTGAATGGGTTGTTGACGACAATGGAAAACAAGTGTTTGATAAGCAATATAACGATAGGAATAACAAAATAGCACCTGTATTTATTATGAAAAAAAGGATAGACGGGACTTACACTGTAAGTCAAGTGGTACCCGACAGTAAGAAAAAAACATTATGGATAACATCCGCAAGAATAGAAAAAGCAGCCGTTGGTAGCCAAGTGCCGAATGTTGATAACAACCCACAGCCTACGTCCAAAACGCCCCTTGTCTCATCGTCTGCTTCTGATAACATTATATCCGATAATAACCATAATGTCAATAGTGCGGATATGCTTAATGATAAGTGTAGTATCACAAAAACAAAGCATACCAAAACAAAAAAAGATTTATGGGTTGTAAGTTTAAAAGAGAAGCTTTCGACAGATGAATACAAAAAGCTAAATGCAGAAGTAAAAGCTGTGGGTGGTTATTATTCAAAATACCCGAAAACACTTGACGGTAAGCCGATACCCGGGTTTATCTTCAAAACCGAACCAACAGAAGAAGTTTTTGATGTGTTTAATAATTTCTTTGGAACAACAGGCAGTTTAAAAGAAGCAGATGATGTACAAGTAGAGAAAAACGCTAAAGATAGTCAATCAACAAATAATAATACAGAAAGTGACGAAGAAAACATTTCAGAAAACAATAAAACTGTATTGAACAACCAATCCGAAAATGATACAATAAAAGAGAAACCTGACTTAGAAATTGGCGATGTAATCGAGTATGACGGCAAGCAATGGGAAGTTACACAAACAGGCTTAAATATGAGTTTTAAAAACCTTGATAAGAGCGACAGCAAACAGACGTTCTCTCATATTGGCGGTATGGAAAACTTTAAGCAAACGCACGATTACAAGATAATTTCAAAAGCAGATAATTCAAAAAATATTAATGAGGTGAAAGATGATGACATTGACAAAAGCAGAAAGATACTTGAGGATAGTAACAGAATTGACAAAAGCAAGACCGGAATCGAGGCGAGAGAGATTTTTCAAAGACGAAATAGCGACAATAATATCTCAGGCGGATTATCACGGATTGACGAAAAAGGATGTACAGTTCTTGAAAAACGCAAAATTCAAGAAGTAGCAGAACTTGATTCGTTTAAAAAATTATCATGGTTTGTAGCCAATGAAATATCAGCTGATAAAAATAAAAATCTTTATAAAAAGTATGAAAATGACAGCCGTTGGGACGAAGGATATGATTTTAGAGAAATGGTAACATATGATATGCTTACCGATTCACAAAATGAACTTAGAGTGATTTTCAATGATAATATTGCAGAATACTTTAATAAATATATTGACCCTATAACAGACATAACAGGAAAAAAGCTACCGTTATATATAACGAAAGGCACCAAGAACAGCATTGTAAAAAACAAACATGGTCAATTAATTCCATTATATCACGGAACCGGTTCAAAGTTTAATGAGTTTAAATGTGGTGATATCGGTATACATTTTGGCAGTTATTCTCAAGCAATTCGGCGTGTGAAAGATAAGGGGATAACAAATCCAATATATATTAAAGCATATCTCAATATAACAAACCCTATTTACATTGATAAAGATTTTTGGAATTGGAATGCAGACCAAGTGATGGCTGATTTAGATAAACAAGGAATTATATCGTCCGAAGATGGGTTAAAAATACTCAATATTGCAGATTTAGAATTAAAAAATTCCAAACTTAGAGAAATTCTAAAAAATAAAGGGTACGACGGTATTGTGTACAATAACGAGATTGAAGCTATAAGCGGAAAAAGCTATATCGTTTTTGATGACAAACAAATTTTTAGGACGAACACAGATACAAATCAAGTAGGAATAAAAAAAGTAGATAATCAAAAAAACGGAGGTAAAGAAAATGGCATATCGCAACAAGAAGTATTGGACGGAAAAAGTAGAAATGATGATAGAGGACTACACGCCCGAACTGATGGAACTAATGAAGAAAGCAGAATTGACGGAGTTCATACGTCACATAGCGACGATAGCAACGAAGGACTACGACAATCAGCTGGAAACGAAAGAAACAGACCCGATGTCAGAAATGATAGCGAGGGAATACACGGAGGAACTGATAAAAGAGAAACTACATCAGAAACTAAAGGAGTATCAGACGGAGGGCAACGAGGACGAGGAACAGTACACAATGGAGGAAATAATGCTGTTCAAGGAATGGGTGGACAGCCTGGACAATTAAAAGACAGTACCAACGGTACACCTGACGTTATAGAAACAGGTGCAAAAACCGTCAAAAAAGAAAAAATGCCGTCTAATAAGAATAACTTTGTTATAAGCAATGATTTTGCCGAAAAATACGATACTACTCCACCGAGTGCAAAAGATAATCTTGATGCAATAGAGTTACTTTTGAAGTTAGAAGAAGAAGGACGAGAAGCAACAAACGAAGAAAAAGAAATACTTGCAAAATACAAAGGTTGGGGCGGAATAGACACAAGACGTCTACCGTATGAGCAATATTCAAGATTTAACAGATATTTTGACGGTGTACAACGAAAAAATGTACAAGATTCGATGAATAACGCATTTTTTACACCTACAAAAGTTGTTGACGCAATGTATAACGGTCTTAAAAGATTAGGTTTTAAAGGCGGAAATGTTCTCGAAACTTCAATGGGTATAGGTAATTTCTTTGGCAGAATGCCTGTCGCAATGACTGCAAAATCAGCACTTACAGGTGTGGAACTTGAAACGTACACGGCAAGAATTGCACAATATCTATATCCTGGAGCAACTGTAATTAATAAACCGTTTCAAGATATAGCTTTTAAAAACAATTCGTATGATTTAGCAATCGGTAACGTACCTTTCGGTCAAAACAAGATTTCATATGGTAAAAAGAAATATTCAATGCACAACTATTTTATCATATCATCTTTGGACAAAGTGCGTGAGGGTGGCATTGTAGCTGTTATTACAAGTTCAGGTACGTTAGACAGTTATGGAATAGACGCAAGAAAAGCTATTATGGATAGAGCTGATGTTGTCGCTTGCTATAAACTGCCGGAAGGTGTATTTTCACGAAGTGCAAACACTGGCGTACAATCTGATTTGTTAATTCTTCAGAAGCGTGCAAGCGGTCAGCGACCGAGTGACGACAGTATTTTGAATGTTACTACAACTGATGACGGATTGAGAATTAACGAGTATTTCCAAAAGCACCCCGAAAATATTTTAGGTACTCTTGCAAAAGGAACTAATGCGTGGGGCGAAATTACGACAGTAATTGATGACGGTAAATTCTATGAAAAACTAAACGACGCAATGTCAAAATTACCAAAAGGACTAATGAACGGCAAAAGTGAGTTAAAGAAAGTTGAAACACTTGTTTCGTGGTCTGAAAAGCCTAAATTCTTTGAAAAAGGCGGACGCATTTACGAGGACGACGGAGCAGGAACAGCGACCACTTTAAAGGGAACAAAGGAAAATACAGCACGCAACTATATTGCAGTAAGGGACGTTTATAAAGAACTTCTTGAAGCTTACGAAAAAGAATTACCGGATAATGAGATTGAAACATTACGAAAAAAATTATCGGAAGTATATGACGATTTTTATACAAAACACGGTCCGATTACAGGCGACGGAAAGAAAAAAATAGGCAAAAAGAAAAGCGCGAACAATAGTTTTTTGAAAGCTGATTCAGATTTCTATTTAGTTGGCGGTTTGGAAAGATACGACAAAGCAAAAAAAGAATTTGCAAAATCGGTATTGTTTGAAAAAGATACGTTACGCAAGAAAAAAATCACTAAAGTAGATACTGCGTCTGACGCACTCGTAGTATCTATAAATGAAACAGGTAAGGTTGATTTTAAACATATGCAAGAATTGACAGGCAAAACTGAAAAACAGATTGCTGATGAATTAAAAGGCGAAATTGTACTTACACCTCAAGGCGATTATGTTCTTACTGATATATATTTGTCGGGTAACATCTACGAAAAGTTAGAGGAAGTAAAGGGCAAGCCTGGTTTTGAAGAACAGCAAAAAATGCTTGAGCAAGTCTTACCGAAGCCTAAAAATGCGTCTGAAATAATCGTGAAACTTGGTGCAAACTACATTGACCCGAAATACATAGAAAGATTTGCACTTGATACTTTCGGTCAACGCTTGAGTATAGAAAAAGATTCAAGCGGAAAATGGAAGATTGACGGAGCAGGACAAAGACGATATGGCGAAATCGTGAACACAAAATATGGTTGCAAGGCTTTTAATGCGGTGCAACTTCTTGAAAAGGTGTTAAATGATGGCGAAATATTGGCTAAAACGAAATCTGTTGTTGACGGTAAAGAAGTTGTTACAATAGATACAAAAATGACAGAAGTCGCAAAGCAAAAAGCTGAAGATATAAAAAACGTTTTCAATTCCTGGATATTCCGTGACAGCAAAAGAAGAAATGTTATTGTAGACAAGTATAACCGAATGTACAATAATTACAGACCTCTTAATTACAAGAATATAGCTGAAAAGTTATCCTTTGATTCAATGAGTGAAGAATTAAAAGAAAAGCTATATCCACATCAAAAGAACGGTATTGCACGCTTTTTGTTTGGCGGAAATACTCTTTTTGCACACGGTGTAGGAACAGGTAAAACATTTGAAATGATTGCTTCGGTTATGGAAGCTAAGCGAATGGGTATCATAAATAAAACTGCAATGGTTGTTCCAAACAACAAAGTAGTCGATTTCAGAAACGATATAGCAGAAGCTTATCCGACAGCAAAAGTGCTTGTGATAGATACAGCAAAAGCCAAAAGACAATCTATGCTTGGATTGGTTAATTCAAATGATTGGGATATAGTCCTTATTGCAAGAACTACATTCACTAAAATACCGGTAAGTAAGCAACTGGAAGCAAATTTTATTTCTCAACAACTTGAAGAATGCAATATACAAATCGCAGAAGCTGAAAGCAACAGAGATGGTTCTACAAGAGCATATAAAAATCTGATAAAAAAGAGAAATAACCTCGAAGATAAATTAAAAAATCTAAATGCAGATACGAAACGTGATGAAAACGGTATTGAATTTGAAAAACTTGGTTTTGACGCTATTTGTGTAGATGAAGCTCATAATTATAAAAGTATTACAACACCTACATCGCTTAGCATTAAAGGTTTAGCAAATAGCAGTAGTGCACAACAAGCTAACGATATGCTGATGAAGTTAGACTATTTGCGTTCGATAAACGGAAAAATCGTGTTTGGAACAGGTACTCCTATAACAAATACTGTATCAGAAATATACAATATGATGCGAATGGTACGACCGGATATATTAGAAGAAGCAGGAATACATTCGCTTGATGAATGGGTTAATACATTTGCTAAAATTGAAAACACAGTAGAATTAGGAATTGACGGGCAGATTAAACCGAAATCAACACAAGTAATACGCAGTTTTGTAAATGCGTCTGAAATGATAGGACTGTTTCGACAATTCGCAGACATAGTTTTTACAGAAGATGTTGTAAAAGATTTGCCTAAAGCGAAGTATGTAGACATAAAAATCGAAGGAACTCCGGAGCATAAGCAAATACAACAACAAATTACAGATACTTTAGCTAATACTAACAAGAAAGAAATGCTAAAAGTATATGCTCGTCTAATGGCAATGGCAGATATGGCGTCTGTTGATACAAGAATGCTTTCAGGTGCTGAAACAGACGTAAATATGTATAAAGATTACTCTGTCGATGAACTCGAACACGAAAATAGCAAAATCAACACTATGTGTAAACAAGTTCTTACTGAGTACAAAAATTCTAATGACATAAAAGGCACGCAAATCATATTTTGCGATAAAGGTGCAGGCTCTGGCGAAGTATATTCTTTTAATTTACATAAGGATATTAAAAATAAACTGATTGAAAGAGGCATACCGGAAGAAGAAATTGTTATAATAAGCAATCAAAAAGACGCACAGCTTGAAGAACTATACGAAAAAGTAAATAATGGCGACGTTCGTGTATTAATTGGAACTTGTCAGAAGATGGCTGAGGGACTTAATGTTCAAAAACGTGTTGTAGCAATACATCACCCCACAGTTACATATAAACCGTCGGATTGGGAACAAAGTAACGCTCGTGGTGTCCGTTCGGGAAATATCAACAAAGAAGTACGCATTTACAGATACCTACAAGAAAACACTTTTGACAGTCATAAGTGGCAAGCACAGGACCGCAAAGGCGAAATGATAAGAGCCGCTTTGCGAGGCGACGCAATTTCAGAAATGGAAGATGTCGGAGCAAGTGACGACGGTGGCGAATCAATAGACGCCGCAACAGCTATGGCTATAACATCAGGCAATCCACTTGTAAAAGAAAAGATAGATATAGACAAAGAGGTGTCAAGACTTAAAACACTGGAACAAGGTTATTTGAATGAAATTTATCACTATCAAGATGTCGTTGCAAAAAATCCACGTTTGATAGAGGAGTACACTGACCGAGAAAAAGGCTTAAAAAACGATATTATTTCAAGAGATAAATATAATGAGAATGAAATAATCATTAAAGATAAGCGTTATGAAAAGCAAAAAGACGCAAACAAAGCACTTTCAGAAGCTATAAAGTCTGCTCCGAAGAATGGCAAATATAATACAATCGGCTCATATAACGGTTTTAAAATTAAGTTTAAAGGCAATACAGGTGGTATGGATTACTCACTTATAATTCAAGGTGTAAACACCTACACAGTCGAGTATGCCGGCGGTGCAAATAATATTGCAAGAATAGCAGGTGTTCTAAAGAGGCTTGATTCAGATTTAAGCAATACGCAAAATAGCATTACTAAGTTTAAAGATGATTTGGAATTCGCAAAACAAGAAGTAAAAAAGCCTTTCGAAAAAGAAACAGAACTAAGAGAAGCTATTGATAAGCAGAAAGATATAACATACAAGTATGAGCATTATAATGAAACATCCGCAAATCAAAAAGAAGATGACGTGAGCAAAACTATTGAGAAAGTAGTAAACAAGACTGATATGAGTAGTGATATTCAGTATTCCAAACAATCTAATGATAATACAGTCGATAGTTGGACATCTGATGTGGCACAAAGCAACAAGAACCAAAAAAATAAAAAGTTAGGCGATATTGTTTCGTATATTTCAAAAGAGTTCAATATACCTATTTCAAAAGGAAATCTGTCAATAGCAAAAGCAAAAGGTGAGTTTAAAAAAATGCCGAGAGCTGTAAGACTGCGTGTTGCAAACGACTTACCAACAGTCACACACGAATTAGGACATCTTCTTGATAGTGAGTATGACCTGACATCATTAAAGTATATTGATGATGTAATCGACTTCGCACAACAAAAAAATCCTACACTTATGAGCCTATACACTCAAGACGAAATACCCGGCGAGAGCGTTGCCGAATTTGTGAGGGAGTTTGTAAAGGACCCTCAAAGTACCATAAAGGAAGTGCCGAGATTTTCAAAAGAGTTTATAGAACGCCTTGAACAAAAGGACGCTCAAGCATTAAAAACATTATCGGAGTATGTACAAGGATATTTCAATTCTGGTTTTATGGATAAAGTCAGTGCGTCAATGACAACCAATAAAGAGATTGAGCAGAGGAATAGACCGACTATACTTAAAAAAACGGAAGAAACTTACACAAAGATAGTTGACGACTTTTTCCCGATAAAAAAAGCGACTGACTATGTTAAGCACGTAAAAGGGGAATTAAACGGAGAATATGACGCGTATGTATTAGCTTTAAATTCGAGAAACACAAACGCCACAACAGTTACAATACTCAAAGAAGGTATGGTTGACGCAAATGGTAATCTAACAGGCGGAAAAGGTTTGATAGATTGTATAAAAGAAGTGCCGAGAAAAGATTTAGAATTGTTCGATAAATATTTGGTGTTAAAGCACAGCTTAGAATGGCTTGAACCAAAAGAGGGCGTTAAAGCAAAGCGTGTATTCAGTGATGAAACGTTGCAAGATACAAAAACAATCACAGAGAATATCAAACAATTAGAAAAAGAACATCCTGAATTTAAAAAAGCAGCTGATAATCTGTACAACTTTCAAAAGGAAATGCTTAAATATTGGGTTGTAAACACAGGCGGTATGAATATTGATACATTTAACGAGCTCCAAAAACGTTATCCACATTATGTACCTTTTATGCGCGATATAAGTAGAAGCACAAAAGGATATAAAAACAGTTTTGCAAACCAACAAAGTCCTATAAAAAATGCAAGAGGAAGTGGAGCAACGATTATAAGTCCTCTTGAAAGTATTATGCGTAATGTAGAAAAGTATGTAAAGTTTGGAACACGCAACAAGGTTATGGGAGTATTAGCGTTGTATGCTGATGATATATCGGGATTTGCTAACTTTATAGAGCCTGTACCTCCGGACCAAATAAAAAAGACTGTGAGTATTCGAGGCTTGTCGGATAAGTTTTTAAAAGTAATGTCTGAAAATCTTAATGATAATGATTTATATACTTTAACAGAAGCTTTTGATGATATATTCGGTACACAAATTGAAAGCTATACACCGGTTGTAATACCGAGAAAACAGATAGTAACGTGGTTAGAGAACGGCGAATATAAATATTATCAGATACACGATAAAGCATTATTTGACGCAATAACGAATTTGACACCAACACAAGCAGACGGAATATTAAATTTTGGTGCAAAAATATTAGGTGTAACAAACACGCTTATAACAGAGCTTAATCCGGTATTTGCAACAACCAATATGGTTCGTGATTTCGATACGGCAATGAAAAACTCTGAAGCATACAACAATCCTGTAACGTTCACTGCGGCGTATATGTCGGCTTTATGGGACGTTATAACCAACAGTGACAGCTACAAGCAATACAAAGCTGCCGGAGGCGGTCATATGTCTAATTTCAGTGATAATATTGACGTTTTAAAAAGGACTCTAAGCCAAGTAAGTTCAAAAGACGCAGGACTTGCAAGACGTTTTGTACAAGCTACATTTCTTCATCCGATATATAATCTTACACGATTAAATGAAATAACAGAATCAGTCCCAAGACTGGCAGAGTTTAAAGGTATGAAGAAAAAAGGAGCTGATAACCAACAAGCTATTTATGCGGCGTCTGATATAACCGTCAACTTCAATAAAAGCGGTGAGGTTGGCAGAAAACTAAACAAAATATTCAGATTTTCAAACGCTACCGTGCAAGGTATGGACAAGCAAGTTCGTGTATTCACAACAGGAGGCAGAAAAAAGATTGCAAAGCATATACTTAGGTATCTAATCAGTGCAATTTTAACTACTGCACTATTAGAATTTTGGAACAGAACGTCAGATGAAGATGGTTGGGAAGAATTATCTCAATATCAAAAGAACAATTTCTATTGCATAGCCACAGGTAACGGAAAGTTCATAAAAATACCAAAAGCAAGAGAAGCGGCGATACTTAACACAACAACAGAGAGAGCGATAGAGTATGCTTTTGATGATAAAGAGGCATTCTATCAGTTCGGACAATATCTCGGTGATACAATATTACCGGCGTGGCTACCTATTACCGGCATTGCAGAAGGTGGAATAGAGGAAGGCTTGCACCAAGTAGCAGGTGGTACAATATTCGGCGGTATTGTAGATAATATGGTTAATAAAGACTTCAAAGGAACACCGATAGTAAGTTCAGCACTTGAAGATGAACCAAGTAAAGCACAGTACAACAGTAGAACGTCACTTCTTGCCAAAGAGATAGGTAAAGCGTTCAATTGGTCGCCTATGAAAATAGACCATTTAATCGACAGCTACACAGGTATTTTAGGTAAGATTAACAGAGCTGTTACATCGGACGGCTTTAATCCGTCTACCATTTACGGAAATTCGTACAGTGCTGATAGTGCATATTCAACCGATGTCTTTAATAAGGTATACGAAAGACGAGATAAAATGTTTAAGAAATATCAAAACAATCCTACACCACAAAATGCTTGTATATATGAAAAATATGCAAGTAAGGCTACATATATAACGCAAGCCAACAAAGCAATAAAGAGGTTATCTGAGAGCGAACAAAGAAAAGCCAGACAAGAGCTTATAGCAGATGTCAGAAACATCAATTCAGGAATAACAGATACAGACAAAAGTATCGTTGGTTTGTACAGTGGCAAGGAAATGACAACCGATGACGGATATATGAGCAGTTTACCACAATCAAAGATAACTATGACGGTGGATAAGAAGTCTTACATTTGGGAAATGACATATACTGAATACAAAAAGTATTACGAGGACTATCAAAAAGTGCTTGAAGCAAACCGAAAAAAACTTATAAATACCTCTAAATATCAAAGAGCGTCCGATAATGAAAAGACAGAAATGTTAAAGCAGTTAGGCAGTGACGTCCTAAAAGCAGTCAAAGATAGTTACAAAGAAAAGAACAAGTCAAAGTTCAAAAAAGACAAATAA